CGTCACTGTCACATCAACATTATCAATATCCGAAATTTCATGCCCTTCCAAAGCTCGGACCGTTGACAGATTGCAGAATAAATTGAATCTTACCTGAGATCTCGGCTCAATATCTTCACGAAACATCCCTGAAATGTCGACGATTTCAATAGCTCCTGAAATACCTGCTATTTCGTGCAAGTCCCATTCTCTATCGGCAAGATAAAACGATGTTCTCAACCTTTCGGCTGCATCCATGTGAGTGTCATTGTCTCGGCTTCCGAAAAATTCAACCTGACATTCAATGATACCTTGCATCCATGGGATTTGATACATTGATGAATCATTTAATGTCTCAACAACTTGGTGCATTAATGGGCGCGAAGGGCTCAACCATATAGTGGAATATGGCTGATTAGACTTGACCTGTTTCCCTCCACGCTTCCACCATGGGCGGCCTGTTGAGCTTAAAATTATAGCCCCTATTGTCGTATACATTTCTTGTATGGATGTCCCACGGCTCATAATTAAATCCTAAGCATGTTCGTACCAATCAAAACACTTGCATTGCATGTTTGTTCTTGTTGACCATCGCCCCATCTTCCTGGAATTATATAATCGCCGTCTTCGCCATACGTATAAATCATGGGCCTTATCCTTTACAGTCCATCTTGTTTCATATGCCGCTTGCAGAGATAAACACGGGCGTTTATTTGCGGTCCCCATTGTGCAACCTCTGAAACTCTATAAATCAAGCCCTGATAATAAACATAGCTCTGACCAGTTGGGCCTATATCTCCTGATTCATTCTCGGCAAACAATAAATTATCGTTCCCGAAATTAAAATTCATTCCGACAAATTCATTGATGTTTGTTGAATCATAAATATAAAGGGTATCTAATGTGTAAACGCCGATATCCCCGTTGCCTATAGATCCACCAAAGATACGTTCCATCTGTTTTGATCTTGAAGGATCTACAGCGGCCTTTATTGTTCGCTCTTGGAACAAAACCCTTTTATCTTCGCCGTCTTGCGTAACATACTGATAATCCGAAACATTAACGTCTATTTCGTAAAAGCTTATCGCAAGGCTTGAAAAATATGACATCTGAACAAGGCTCATGATCTACCTTTTTTTCTTACAACATAGGTTGTGGATCTTACCATGTGGCCAGTCCATACAAGGGGATTGTTTTCACCCTTCAGATCTATCGTTTTCTGGCTATTTGGTGGAGTAGAAAAGTCAATGATTTTTTTCTGAATTACTGATTTTCCCTTTTCTCCCGATGCTTTCATGAGATTCAAGGCCGCTTTCACGCTTGCACCTGTTCGGCTCATGGCCTTCATTATGGGTGTGCATTCGGATTCTATTTGATTCCGTGACGCCGACATAAAGGGCCTTCGAGGTACTCCTATGCCGTATTCATTTTTAGCCGCCACGGTTGCGACTTCCTGTGGGCATTCTTCCTCAAAGCCGGGGTGTTCATTTCCTGAATACGCCTGAGCTTTCCCTTTTGGAAATCCGAGCGCAACCTCGTTTGTGGCTATTTCGCGTAAAACTCCAAGGCGTTGTTTCATTGCATCGGGATTTTTGCGTTTTACTTTTGCGCTCATTTTTCCCACTTTGATTTTTTTGGGAATCTTTGAATAAGCCAATCTTTCAAGGCGTTGCTCAATCCATGATCATTGTGGTTCAGAAATGTAGCCTTTTTTAGCATTGAATCCACGGTATTGATATTTGTCAATTGTTCGTGGATTCGTACCGTGAACCCTTCCGGCTCAATTTCAGCTTCCGGGCATTCGATCATTTGATATACATGGGTCAGCAAACCGTTATCTTGTGCCCATGGTACGGAACACATAGTGCGCTGATATTTCGTTTTATTAACAACATACGGAATATGACTCTGGAATATGCCACCATGATATCCGTTTTTCTTGCACCAGTTTTCTGTCTCAATCAGGCGCAATGCCCATGTCGATGAAAATCGTTTTTTTAGGGCCTGTTCTTTCACATTGGAATTTTCAATCCATGGTCCGAGTTCTTCACGATCTATTTTCTTTAAAATATAATGGTCATCACTATTCACGATGAAATCATCGGATACATCATATGAACACGCCATCAAAACCTTATTGATTATGTTGGCATCTTTGCTTTTTCTGTAATGGTCAGGGCATGGAATATGTTTTACATTTTTCAAAAAATCAGGACAATTACCGAGAATATAGATATTCCTAACCCAATCTTGTTCTTCAAGAGAACGCAAGGAATATCTGAGTTCAAATCCGTCTCCATGCTTCCCGAAATTTCCGATTGTGTAAACAACATCCATCATAGAATGTAACCAATCATTTCAGATATTACGCCCTTACCACCATCTTTTTCAAGGCGATAGATTCCGTTTACTCGCAAAACTGACCTGTCGGCATCGTTGGGACAAAATGCCATTGTAGCATTACGCAACATTTTAACGTCCCATGCGTCGTCACCAATGGCTATAAAGTTTTCAAACGGGATGTTCGATTTATCTTTGGCGATATGCACAACGGCACCGACTTTTTCAGCATAATGAAATATTCCGGGCCAGTCGTCAGCGGAAATGATTACAACCTCATATCCATTTGCCACAAGCTCCCGGATTGCCCGAACGTCTCGGACATGAAACTGCTTAAAAAGCTTTTCACCGTTATGGTCAATGGTCAGATTGCCATTTGTTAAAACGCCATCGCAATCAATCAATATGGTTTTACACGTATCCAAATCGAATGAAATCCTCTCTGTAGTGGTTTGATACGATTTTTTTGAGTTCTGGGGTGTAATGTTCTCTCCAGTCATCATCGCCGCTATCGTTTGCAATCGGAAGAATGCCCCTCATGAATGCCTTGATATCCATAAGCCTAACTGTTTCGCAATCAGCGGGCATTTGCATAACCTGCGGTGAGAAATGCGGGTCCGATTCCATCACAGGAATTGATACAATTCCCCGAACAAAATCATGGAAAGATATTCCATGATAAAAAATATCTGTCCACCGTGAAAATACATTCATATCAAGGCTTTCATCAATAATACATTTATTTTTCCATAATGAAAACAGTCTGATATATGGATTCCGAACGATTGCGAAATTATCAAATCCATCTATAACGCCATCAGTCCATTCGAACGGTGCATCATGGGGATTTTCTCCAGCCGGAATCCCTATATAATTGCAAAGATGTAGTTTTATAGCCGTGCAAGCATTCTTCGGGATAGGCCAATAAACCGCTTTGTTTTTTCTGATCACAATTCCTGGCATCATTTCACCAAGACGGAAACGGCGTCAAGATCTTCAAATCTATAATCCGGATCTTCGCCCCATGTTAGAAACTCTGTTGAAAGAATGGTCAACCCGTACTTTTGGCATAATGCCTTGAAAAAATCCTGCGTCATATAATGTCTGGCGTGCGGATTGTATCTCCAGTCATCATTGCAGAATCCTGACCAGTTAGAATAGTGAAGGAAAGCGTTCCCGCCTTTTTTTAAAACCCTGGACATCTCTTTTATATAGGATTCAACTGTATCCGAATCGAAATGCACCATTGCATCAAAGCAATACATAAGGGAAACGCTCTTTGATTTTACCGGGATTGTCTTGCCATCGCAAACGGCAAAATTAATATTGTTCAGGTCTTTAAATCTGTTCGAACAAAATTCAATATTTTCCGGGCAAATGTCAACGATAGTGAGTTTTTTGGAAATGGGGGCCAGCTTCATACTATTACGCCCATGACCGGCGGCAAGGTCAATGACATTTGAAAAATCAAGATCTTTTATCTTAGGCCAGATAATTTCATCCCATTGGGCATCCATATATGGTTCAGCCATGTCGTAATAATCGTTTTTTGCCCAGACTTCTTTTACGTCCATTTTAAAAGCTCCCGCCATTTTTTCCCATATTTTCTTTCAAGGGCTCTTGTTGTTTGCCCATCTGTTTTTTTTCTAAGTTCTCGCCTGATAATCGTGTCCGGCCATTCCGATCCAGCATTGCGGATATATTCATGGCCAATCTTGCATCCATGATCAACACCTATCTTGTATCCGGCATTCCTGACACGATTGCCCCAGTCAAGATCATGGCCCCAATAGGGCATATCCTCGTCAAGCATATGATTTTTAAAGACATCGTAACGAACTATCGGAGCCGTGAACTCAACGAACGGGACAGAAAGAACATCATCGCTTCCGTTTGATCTGCAAAAAAGATGATCGGAATTGTCAAAGCTTGGATGAATCGCTGCAAAGCCTGTTTCGCCCATTTTCCCGATAAGCCGTTTTAAAATCTCAGGATCAAACAAAACATTTGAAACAAACCATACATAGTCGGTATTTGATGGAATCTGCTTAAATCCGTCATTGTAGGCTTTCGCCAAAGACCCTACACCGCCACGATCAACAAAAACTTTGTCGAAATCATGGCAACACTCAATACGTTCAAGAGTCTGATTCCATTCTGGTTCTGTATATACAACTGATAAAATAACGGTTTTGCTCATGCCTTCAAAATCTCCTCAATTTTGGGCATCCAAGCTTCCCATGTATTTTCTTTTACATAGTTAATACAATTATTTGAAAGCTTTGAATATAACTCGTTATCAGTCAATAACCTTATTGCGCCTTCATATATTTGCGAATCATTATAATCGCACCTGTAAGAATTAACAAGGTGGATTAGGTCGTCATCACCCTGAATTATTCCCCTCACTGTAGGAGTTCCTTTCGTCATGGCCTCAATAGGAGACGTGGACCGTGCATCGTATTTTGTAGCTTTTATGAGTATCGAGGCTTGTTCATAAAGCTGGTTCAACCTTGCATTACTCGGGCAGTGATAATATTCATCGACTAATTCAGGATAAGTTTTAAGTGGAACTTGAGAATAGGCCATGATTTTGAACCCTTGTTTTTTCAGCTTCATGCAGGCTTTGTGGGCCATTCTATGATAGTCTTTTGAAGGGTTTGTGGCTTCCCATCCTTCAACAAGGATCGTTTTTTTATCTTTTTTTGCTTTCCGTATAGGGAAATCTTTTATATTTATTCCGTTTCCTATATAGAAAATTTCACCTTTACGGCCCATCTTCTGAATACGCTCAATATTCCATTTAGATATTGAAATCAATGGGTTTTTTGAAAGATAGAACCGCTTGCATTGACTCACCCAATGAATATTTTTTGGCTGAAACAAATGCTCAAGCATTTGGATGAAGATGAATTTCTTTTCAGGTGCTAACGGATGATTTTCTAAATCTATGTGGTGTGGGGATGTGATAATGAGACAATCTGAATCTTTGAGGTATTTATCAGATTGACATTTTACGACACGTTTATCTATGTTTATCCAATTTACGGGTTCCCAGCGTTTATTAAACAGGAAAACCGTGTTGTTTCGGCATAATCTATTAGCCCATTCAATTATGACACGGATTCCACCATGTGGTGCAAAACCTGGGATTGTCATGAATATTTTCATACGGACAATGTACCATAACCCATCACGGAACTTCGTAAACGTAAAAACATCTGACCGTATCCGGTTTTTTTGTACCAGGATTCCGAGTCTGTATCGGTTGATTTTGATACGGACTCGAAACTTGTTGACATTCCGGCGGCAGATACAGAGGAAATAGGCCCGGCGGCCGCTTGCTGACCGCCGGTTAAGCCTGATTGCATCTGGACCATTATAGTGATATTGTGCGCGACATCGTATTCAACGGCATCCGAATAATAATTGCCCCATGCGTTGGCATCCAAAAACCTTGTTGTCAAATCAATCTGGGATTCAACAATAGATTGATCAGCCGTGGCAAAAATAGGATATTTTGCGACAAACTCACTATATGTTGGAGCTGTATTAGACATACTGCTGCTGCACCACTTTTGCGCTTACATCGCCCTGTATTTCGGAATCATATTTCAGGTCGTCCGGAATCTCAAGGTTTGAAAGGCGTTCGTTGGAAACTGGTACGGAATCGGCGTTAGATTTTACAACGTCAAGCGCTCCGCTTTTCAGCATTGCCAGTACAATTGGATCGTTTTTGATCCTGTCCCACTGGTCCTGGTCAAGAGTGTTCACTGTGCCTGAAAAAAGAGTAAGGTGCCCTGTCAGAATATAACCACGGCTCATGGGAAATTCAATATCTCTCCGCATGTGGTTCGCGACTCTGATTTCTTTTGGTGCGGACTGAACTTTAATTACTTTTGGTTCAGCGGCTTCGGTTTTATCCTCCGCCGCTGTTTTTTTAACTCGTGCCATTTTTAGCCCTCCTCGCTAAAAAGTTATTGGTTATGATGCGGCCACGTCAACGTAGTACATTGCCTTCGGGTATCTCAGGTTGAAAGACCCGAACTTATACACTGCAAGGACTTCTACGCCCAGAGGAATGGGAACAGGGGTCGCAAGCTGAAACGGCTTGGGGAAAGGCAGAAGCATGTTTTCCTCTTTGGTATCAAGGAGAATCAGCCTGTCAGCTCCAGCCGTACCAGCACCGCCAAGATACCGGAGAGGCTGAATGTTCAGGGGCTTCCCGGTCATCGTGGTGTACATGTTATTGTTTTTCAAGAACTCCAGACCGGTCATTGCAAGCCCGGCGCTTCCGATCACCATACCAGTCAGCAGCATGGACATCTTTGAGGGCGGCATGTATACCGTATCGGCAAGATGTTCATTTTTGGTTGCATTGAACTGGGTAACGATGGCATCTTGTACGGCTTTCACCCATGCCGTAGGATCTGTTCCGGTCCATGCGGTTGCAGGGATAACGGTAACAGTTGAATAATCGATGAAAGCTTCATAGCCGACAAGATCATTCCCGAACATGGTATCGCGTTCAACATGTTTCTCGGATGCGGTACGCATTACAGACGCCAGATCCTGAGAAAGGCTTGACTGGTATCCATACTGGTATCGTTCGGCATCGGAATCAAGAACAACGGCACCAACAGCGGCGTCATTCATGGGAACAAGCACCTGGGTAACAGTCTGGCCGACACGGGCAATATTCCGAGTGTCGCCCATTACGAACTGACCCACGCCACGTTTGTCGCGGCCACGGTATCCGTAGTTCATTGCTCCGGGATTCGCGTCAGTTTTCACAGAACCAGCCGGAATAACCTCTTTCCACATGACTTTGGGGATCTTCACATCGTAAAAACCCGCCTCGATCTGATCGAAAATCGAAACAACAAGCTCGCTCGCTGTAACGGTTCCCGCATTGCCCTGAGTATAAGAATAACTCATTTTATTTACTCCTTTCCATTACAGAGAGCTGTTAGAATTGTAAACAGCGGAAGAGTTACCGAGAAATTCGATAACAGCGATTCCACCAGCATCAGCAGCAGACACCCATCGAGCGGCTGAAAGCAGAACGGACACGCCAGCCGCGCCACCACCGAGAGCCGTGGGAACGAATGAGCCGAGCGCATATGTTCCGGCGTCATCTGCATCAATTACCCAGTTGACGGTATCTGTGGTGGGGTCTACCGCAACGGCAACGCGAACTGCAATCCGGCCACCGGTACGAACAGGACGAAGAACACGGCAAGGACGGCGATAAGCCCATCCGTTTTCGCCGTTTTCATCGGACTGCATGGCCTGATCGAAAACAATCACTCCGCCGAAATCGTTTTCACCCTCGTCGCCCTCGGGCAGTTTAGCGGCCAGGGATGGAATCTGAAAGCCGAAAGCGTCGGTTGCATCGGTCAGACGGACTCCGATACCAGCACCGATACCAGCCGTTTCACCGATGAAATAGGTGTCGGTCATATTGTAATCACTGGCACTCATAAGCATACCAGGGATTGACTTACCCATGTCATCATAGTAGGTTGTCTGGATTGACCCGCCTACAGTTCCACGAAAACCATTAGAAAAACTCATGTTATTTTCTCCTTATTTTTTGAATCCGAGCATTTCATGGGGCGTTCTTGCCTGAACGGTTCTTGAACCATCCGTATGGGAAACAGCGTTCATGATTTTCGTCCCGGAAACAACGGGTTTTTTGTTTGTGATCTTGCAAATCTGAACATGGGCCTTGAAAGCGCCTTTAATTTCGGCATCACTCATGTTTTCAATTTTGATTCCGACCTTGCCAAGGACGGCTTTATGGAGTTTCGCGCCATGAAGACGTTTGATTGAGTTCATGAACTCTTTCTTTTTGTCTTCGTCCTCTTCCATGTCGCTATTCTGAATGATTTCCTCAGCGTCTTCCTGTTCGGCGATCATCTCAAAGGCCTTTTCCTCAACGGCTTCTTCAGAAAGAAGTTCATCAAGTTTTTCCTTGTAAGCGGCAAGAGCGCCCTTGAGTTCATCAATCTCGGCCTGGAGGGTTTCAAGTTCGCCGTTCTTCCCCTCAAGCTCGTTCATGGTTTTTTCAAGGCTTTTTTCCTGCTTTTCGCCTTCATCAGCGATGGCCTTTGCGCCTTCTTCATCGGTGTTCACGTATCTGCCGGTGTTTTTCAACATGACCCTGACCGGCGCGATAACCGGATCTTTTGTTTCTGACATGTCTTTTTGTCCTTTCTTTTTGTTTATGATTCGAATATCTTCGCCAGCCCTGCCATGCCCACGGGGGATCACGGCAATGTGATTAAATCTTAATGACGTTTGACGTGCGTCAAAGGTTTGACCGTCAATTTCCCCGGGCTCGTAGATTGCTTCAGCGGTATAACCTGCCGAAATCTCCGGGAGTTCACCTGTTTCGATTGACTTTATTGCGTCCTCGTTTGTTACAAGCAAATCGCAAATTAAATAGGGGCCATCCACAATCGGAGTTCCAGCAACAGACCCTTTTGAAAATCCGTTGACAGTATCAGGCGTCAACCATTGATGGTCCCCAATTGTGATCTGGCAACCCTCAAGACTCCTGATTGCATCGGGACATGCCATTGAATCAGGAGCAACATACATGTTCACATGGTCGCCAATGAAATCGTCTGGAATGCCTTCAAGTTCATGCCGTGCATAGGGCATGATCCTTGACGCCAAGACACGGGCCTTACACCTTAGAAAACCATCTGGTGTCTTTTCCCACCTGGGTCTGTCTTCAGATGCAAAGGAATATTTGTTCGTTATTTTCTGCATGAGTTCATTTTCTCGTCGATTTCATTCATTGCGCGCATTCTGCCGTTTTCGTAGCTCTCATTTTTGATCGGTTCGCCAGTTTTCAAAGATTCTCCTGTTTGCGCTTGTGCGATTTTTGCCGATTTCTCTTTTGAACCTTCAGGCATTTTGCATCCTATGCGGCGTTCGCGTATTTTATGATTTGGTCTATATCAATGACGGCTTCGGCTATACACCGACATTGGATATCAACCCCTGGGTGAACATGGGGCATGTCCGGCGTCCTTTTCTTCCAGGTCTTGCCTTCATCGTCAGAATAAACCGTTGCATCATCCCACCGGCAATGCTTGCCTTCCATGAGATAGTGTTTTCTATGTAGGCGTGTTCCTTTGGGATAGAATCCAGCCGGGTTCCCTACCACTCTCCTGTCTTTCATGGTGCGCCAAATATACATCGTGACGCCTATTTCTTGTTGTCGCTCCTTGTTTAAAAGACCCTGCATTTTGGTCGTTTGGTCACGGGCTATGAGTTTCGCCCTTGATTTCGAAACATCTCCAAGGTGCATGATTTGTTCAAAGAGCGTTCTTCCTTCCGGCAGTGGTGTGCCCCGGAAATTATCGGCCACAGCCTTGGCCACACCATCAATAAATTCGCCGGGCATATTCACAATGAGATTAGCGGCCTCTCGCCCACCAATCTCGAGAGCTTCTTTTATCCTCGGTTCGTCAAGAACTGCTGTAATATCAACGCCAAGAGTCTGCGTGAGCGATCTCGTGAACTGTTCCCTTGTCAGTTCGTCCATTTCGCTTTTCCATATATCAATGATACCGTTTACAGAATGATTGACATGGATTTCAGCATTTCGCAGAGCGTCTTCAAGATATATGGCTATTTCAGAAGGAGAAGCCTTCCGTTCAATCATTGTTTTCAAATCTTCAATGATCGGCCCTATAATAGCGGCGAGTCTCGCTTCAATCTCCTTCTGGAAATTGCGTTCAGCTTTGGCCGGTGGCTTTTGGACCTTCGCCTTTTTTGCCTTTTTTGTTCGCTCAAGTTTTTCGATCTGTTTTCGATCAATAATAATAGCCATATACCACCGGTTTTATTGATTTTATATTTCATTATATAATCCGGCATGTATGTTTATTCAAGGGTTTATTTTTATTGGTGATTATTTTTGTTGACTTTTCCATGCCATTTGATATGGTTTTAAATATTAATCATAAAAATAATGGGTGAAAAACATGGAAGAAATGATAGTGGTGAAATCAATTGAAATAGAGCGGTTCAGGGGCGACAGGTTTCAATATTTCCAGACCGAAGAAATGAGAATGTATGATCCGGGTTATTTTAAATCTGACCCTATTAAAGTGACAGAGGTAAGTGGCAGGATGTTTTCAATCAATATAGGTGGTGAAATAAAAAAATATTCTATTGCATGGTTACCAAATGTTGAAAGGTATCTAAATCTACCACTTGAAATAATTGAAGATAAATGTTTGGAAATAGATGATCTCAAACAGAAAATTGATCGTTATATTTTCGAAATCAAACATCTGAAAGATGAATTGATTGAAATAAAACAAGAAAATAACAATTATAAAATGATATTCAAAAAAATTCAAAGCATGAAGTTTTTTGACCGCATTTTTAATTTTATATTCCCTTGACTTTTTGCCATGTTTTGATAAGTTGAAACATCTTTAATTTTAATAAAGGAGAAGGACATGAGAGAAATAAAGGTAACAAGATGGGAGACTGAAGACGGTCGGGTTTTCGATACAAAAAAAGCCGCAATTTCATATGAATTTGTTCGCAAGGCTTCTAAATCTATGTCGTCAGACTTCTGCGAAGATTTATCATATTTTATTTTGGCCAATCAAGACTTGGTTTTGCAGTACATCAACGACATCCGAGAGTTGGGGGAAAAATGATCAAAATAAACGGAAAAGAAATGTCAAAGGCTTGGCACTATGACGCATGTATCGAGACGTGGAATGAAATTGCTGAAAAGATGGGCGATAAAATATGCGGAACTAATGTGAAATGTTGTATTTTTTAATTAACAAATATATGCCATTCGGATCATGTTTCGCGTGCGAAGCGCATATTAGATCATGCCGAGAATGCCCTTTTGAGATCGAATATAAACAATTCTGTATTAAAAATGGCCCGTTTCGTGAATTTTCTAAAGGTAGAGGCACTCGACAAGACGCCATCGAAATCGCTCAGCTTTTCATCGACTACTACCCTGAAACGGATGAAGAGCTGACTTATCGGGATTTTTAATGCCAAAAAAAGGAGGATAACGTGATTTACAATTTCAATGGAATGAAGATAGATATAGAAGTCGAAATCGCACCGGCAGATCCGACCATCGGAGAACCGAAGCCGTTCATGTGCGATTTCATGGTTCTTTCGGTCGATGGTTGCGCGAGTGAGGCGCTGTGCGATTATATCCAGGGCCAAATCAAGTTCTCGGATGTTGAGGCGGCGTACAAAGCCGAATTCGAAGATGAATGAATCAAGTATGAAAACTCAAAAAACCCCTATAGATGGCTTGTTTGAATATCTTGATTATAAACTCAACCGATGGTGGTATGATTTAACGGAAAAAAAAGAGTATTTAAGAGAAATCAAAGATTATGAACTAAAATCCGAATGTGAAGAGGATTAAAAACCACGGGGGTGTAGCCATGCTTGCTCTTTCTATTTTTAGGTGAGGTGAATAATGGAATGCTCATGCGAAATTGATGTTGGAATCGACGATGCGGGCGCTCGTTCAAAGGCCATGTTCTCTATTGAAGCCGCTGTCATTGGTCCAAGATATTCAGGGATGAACGACTAAAACACTGAATCATAGATTGAAAAATTTCTTGAGGTAAATGGAGGTGCATAATGGAATGCTCATGTGAAGTTGACGTTGATATTGACGAGGATGGGCCGTCTTTTTTCAAGACAAAAACCATAAAGGCAATCAAGGAACACAAGTGTTGCGAGTGTAAGCGGATTATTTCCAAGGGCGAGAAATACGAAAAAACATCCGGGTTCTGGGATGGATCTTTCGACGAATTTAAGACCTGTGCGGATTGTATCAGTATGAGGGAAGAGTTTTTTACTTCAGGATACTATTACGAACGGATCTGGGAGCTTTTTTCAGAACACGTTGACGCCGTTTGCGCCGCAATCTCCGAAAGCTGTCTGTCAAAGCTGACACCCGTTGCCTGTGGCCGTGCCTGTGACATCATTCAGGCGTGGTGGGATGAGGATGATTTATCAAGGTGGGAACAGGGATTGGAGGATTAAGAATGTCGTGTCTTCGCTTATTAAAAATGGGCATGACGTTCTTTTCAACCCGGTAGACGATAGGCGTCTATCGGCAACTATTTTCATGCTCCGCCGCGACTTCTCAATCAATGTCTGGAGTGAAGAAGAAATGGGCGACACTGTATAAGATGCCGATTCACCGTGAAATCATAAATGCTCCCGGTATATAATTCGGCTGAAATTTAACCATATAGCGCAACATACATGCCATGAATAATATTAGAGACGGTGATTCATAAGGCGAAACGTGATTCTTTCCTGTAAAAGCCCCGTGCATTATCAAAAATGCACGGGTCTTTTTGTTTCAAAAATACTCAGCAAATCTTTTTTTCTGGTCTCCGTTTGAAAGCCATTCTTTGAAACCGTCTATATCCGTTTCAATCATCCTTCCAAGCCTTAGATTCCCTTTTCCATCGCTAAAGCCTTTCAGATAAAGCTTTTCGGCCTGTTCCTTGTTGTTGCAACCTAAAAAGCATTTGTGTTCGTCAAAGTTTCCCGATAGGTCGGTTTGGTCAATCACAAAAACCTTTTGGCTGTTTTCATTTGGGCCTATATAAACATCTAAATGGTCTCCATCGGCTCCTTCTGACTGCTTTATATAGCCGTAGTGAGCTGGCATTTTAACGGACCATGCTTCACCATTAAGATCTATCCCTGAGCGCCTTGAACCCTTCGGATTCTCAATCGAAATATCGAATCCATACAACTTCAGATGGTGTTTTTTGTAGTTTCCAGATTCGATTTGTTTTTGTGATGGCTCTGGTAATGGGTCAAGGTCGATTTTGTTTTGGATAGAATTTTTCTTGACCCATTCTTTTTTCATTTCAGGAAAATCCCACATTTCACCCTCATGGCCAAGTAGTTCATGCCCATAAATAGAAGGATCATCGTCTGTTATTTTTCTTCTAATTGTTTTTCCTGTTGGAATCATTTTTAATTCGTGAGTCCGCTCAAATTCTTTTCTCTTTTCGGCCTCTTTCTTTTTATTGTCTTCAGATTCTTTGGAAAACCTTTCTTTCTTTTCCTTTTCATCTCTTTGCTTCTTTTCAGATTCAGCTTTTTTCTTTTCTTGTTCGTCTGTTTTTATTTTTTCATTTGCTTTTTTAGCATTGCTGACAGCCTTTTCGAGATCTTTCCCTTTTTCTTTGGCTATAACCCATCCTTTTTCAGGCCCAGATTCAGATATTTGCGCCCAATATCCTCCAGCCCTTTTAATTCTTTTATGGAGTTGTTCATCATATTTTCCGTGGATAGCTATTTCGTCTTTATTTCTTTCACTTATTGAATATCCATCAGGCATATTGATATTTTTTGCGGCTTCGTACCCTTCTTTTTTTATTCTTTGACTTTCAACAATTTTTCCATGATACTCTTTGACAGCTTCGGGGATTTCTCCACTCCTTACTTTTTGTTTGAAATCTCCACGGCTCATTTTCCCGGCACCATATTTCTCAAAACCAGCCTGCGCCGCATCTTTTACAGCTTGAGATAGTTCTGGGTCAGATTCATATTGTTGTGGATCTGAATATTTATCTTTTGGAATGGTTTCTTTTTTTGACGCACTATTTATTTCCGAGATATGTTTTCCATTAAAACCACCACCAAGGCCGGCCGTCACTTTCCCGTCATCATCTAATTGAACATGAGAACCTTTTGCATCTGGCCCATTAGGTTTAACAGTTATCCATTTTTCAGAATTTTCAACTTTCTGAAGTCTTGTATAATAATCGGGCTTTTCTCGTAGGTGTGCAAGAACTATTTTCGCCGTTTGAATTTCATCACCATGCGTGACGTCTTTGTGTTCCCTTTCGACTTCCATTCCCATTTTAAATTGACGTGCGTCAAAATCTTCGGGCTTTCCACCTGCCGCAACTATCAATAATGATTCAGGATTTGAATTTTTCACAGGAAATTGTTTTAATTTTTCGATTGATTCTTTCGGGTTTGGTTGTTCATCAAAAAGGCCGGTATCTTTCAAGGACGACATATCCATATCATCAAGCGTAACTCCGACAACGTTCTTTTTCGTCAGTTCTTCAATGGCCTTTTCTTCTGTGATAAGCCTGTTTTCAAGAAGCTTCGCCATGTTGTCAATGATTTTCGATGTTCTGTCAGCCTCTTCCAGTTCGCTGAGGTTCCACAATGGGGGAAATTCAAACTCAAGTTTTTTACGGTCTTCGGCCCATGAATTTGGGAACATCTGCCATCCGATAATGTCATACGTTTTTCTAAGCCTCGGTTCCATTCTCTGTTTTTGGATTGCGTCAATGACGTTGTAATAATTCTCAAGGTCTGATTCGCCCGTGGCGTTTAATCCTCCAGGTGCCTGACCTATAAATCGTGTCGCCGGGATATCGGAAGCCGCTGAAAGGATCTGGAGTGATGTGATCATCATTTCCGGGACCGATCCAAATGAAGCAGCCAGGGTTGTCACATCGACTTTCCCCTTGTCAAGGATTGCCGCTTTATAAACTGACAGCTCATTAACAAGCTTCTTTATATCAGATAGCTTGTTCTGACCAGGGACAGTCCCCCTTAAATCCTGGTATCCTTCAAGAGCTGCGATTATGGAGTTGTTCATCTGGGCCATCTGGAAAGCCGCTTGCCTGATTCCTGTAGCTCTTACGATATCATCCCAGATAGGCGCAAGCTTTGAAGGGCCGAAGCCTGAAATGTTTGATCTAAAATTGGTCAATGCGAAATCATAAGGATCAAACAGCGGTTCGCCGTCCCAGACCAAACATCTGGACGTGTGGACCTGGACGCCGTTCACAAGGAATTTTTCCGGTCTCATGTAGTCAGCTTTCAGGGGATCGGTTCCCCAATCAACACGGGCAATCCTCGAAATGGGCACGGTATTTATGAATCTGGTCCGGTATCCATTCCGTGGTAAATATTCACGTTCCGGTTCGTCTCGGTTATCTTCAATTCCGAAAAACTGAAGGCATCCACCAAGAAGACGCTCAAGGATCATGGCGCGCATTAAAGAAAGCTTAAAACCAAGCTGGTCAAGGCGCGTTTTGATCTGGTTAGCGTTTGCCTCTTCAATACCTTTGACTTCCCAGTCCTTCCGCATGGCGTCTTCAATCGGAATGCGGATGATCTTTCTGGCTTCCCATGAGATTTCATAGAGGTGGCAGTATTGACGCCATCTGAAAATGTAATCATTGGAGTCATAGGGGTTGCCAGTATAATTCGGCAACATGTGATAAGAACCACGGTCGCCGTCTCCGAGTTGCCCCCCTGAGTAAGATGTAAAAGAAGCGTTTTGAATCCTATTCGAGACGGTAGATTTTTTCCTGGCCATTCGCGTATTTCCTTAAATTGTTCCATGTTGGAAGCGGACCAACGCCGCCGCCTCGTTTTTGCCATATAAGGTTTGCCATCGACCGGGTATCTACCTGATCGTCATATGCGTGTGAATCGTCCGACGTGAAAGCGACATGTTCACCGACGAATATGTCAACCCATTCATAACCCGGCATCCGTGGGTCAGGTACAAACTCACGTCCTTGCTGCAATGTCAATGTGGTTTGTTTTGCACGGGCCGCTTTATCGCCTGAAACGCCATCGCTTTCTTTGTCGCCCCATGCGTTACATGGTATTCCTTCAGCTCTCAATGTTTGAACAAGGGACGTTCCGCTGGCCTTATCTTCGATCCATAGTTCGGTGGCCGGGGTTATGCCCATTTCGTTTCTTGTATGCTTATTCTTGAATTCCTTGATTCTCTTGACAAGCTCAGGGAATTCCCATTTGCCCCGGATCTGATCCATGAGATACAAACCACGGGTGTTTTCAGCACCCCAGCACTGGAAAACAGAATAGTCCGATGAATCTTTGGCTTTAAACGCCGTGTCACCGGTTATGAATTTCCAGGTTATCTTTTTCTCAACTGCCTTCCGGTCATCCCACAATCCCCACCATTCGGCTTTGAAAATGTTGTATCCGTCTGCGATAGGTTCCTGCATGTATTGGGCATGATAAACGTCAGGCGCGTATTCCTTCATGTATTGGAGTTCTTTTGAGCTTATACGCTCTTCCCAAATGCTTTGACCTTTTTCATTGTGCGCCGGGATCTGTACAATGGTCCATCTGTGTCGTTCTGTTTTAAGGAGGTGGCCCGCTGGATCATCTGGGTGAAGCCTCTGCATGATTAATACAATGGGCGTGGAAGGATCATCAAGACGATTCCTTCGTGTCATCAAAGCGCTCATTAGAAAAACGTTCGCCGCTTTTCTAAGGGGTGCGCTTGTTGACTCTTGCGCCTTTAGCAAGTCATCGGCTATTCCGCAACCTCCGAATTCAGGACGAAGTTTACCGATACCAAATCCTGTGGCACTACCACCGCGACCAACAGCTTTTAATACGCCACCTTCAAGAGTCTTAAAATAATCAGATCGGCCTGAAGCTTTAGCGCCCCTCAATGCTACATTACAGCCCCAATCTGAACCCACCATGCTTTTATACCATGGCGATGATAATGTATTCCGGATGTGGACGGCGCTTTCTGTCGGAAGGTCAGCGCCATATCCCCCAATGATATATTCCGAATCCGGAAAGTAGCTCCAGGACCACGGTACAAAGGCTTTTACCCCAAGATCCGTCTTGCCGATTCGTGGGGGCTCAAGGATCATTAGATTCGGAGTTGGCAACTTTCCGAGAACCAGATCCGTCAGCGCCTTTGCCTTGAACATATGGCACGGCCGGATGATCGTCTGTTGCCCGGTTTGTTTTCGCTGTATTCTCCAGAAATCTATTAGATTGATCATTTTTTATGTTGACTTATTTTTTTAAAAACTTTATATTAAATCTGTATGGTTTATGTGATTTAAGCTTTTGAAATATTGGCTTTGGCGTTTGTGCCCGCCTGGCAAAACAAGCGCCGTTTTAATTGTTCCATGACCAATGTCACGGCATTTTATAGTCGTGTTACGCCATGGGCTTCATGCCCCCCCATGTTGTCAGCGCTGGCAATATGGCAAGCCCTGGTCATTCGACGCGCCGCAACCAATGCGGAAAGCCTCTTGATCAGGGCTTTTTTTATTCAATTTCAACTTCAAGAATAACAGAAGCCTCAACACACAAATCACGGCCCTCTATCTGGTTGCCCGGCCACATGTTTTCCTTGTCATATCTTTCACAATATAATTCATGAAGCCTGCGCCAAGAACATCCACGGTCAACCCTCAACTCTCTGACAAACTCGGCTTGTTCTTTCGTCATAGGACATCACAAGAATACAAAGCAAGTTTTATGAGTTCGTCTCTGAATTTTATCGGGGTTGCGTTGCTTTCTTTTTTGTTTAGAGTGGGCTTATTTGAACTTTTCCCGCGCTGATCATAATGCCCTATCTGATGTGATCCTTTCGGACGGTCCCATATAATATCAAATGGTTTTGATTTTCCAACATAATAAAGCCATGTCGCTTTATTTGCTTTATGGCCATATGCAGACTGCCATACTTCGCAAACCCATCCTATGCCGCTTTTAACCCATTTATTTTTTTCAGGTTTTGACAATCCATATTCATTCCATGCGTATGTCTGGGCAGGATGTTCTATGACGCCACCGACTCTATTAACTGTGTCAAGAGCGAATTTAAAACACCCACCATCATTTCCGGGCTTGTTATGATCTCCACCCCATCTTTTATAGTTTATTTTTGCCATTTTACCCCATAACTGGCAGGGCGGATGCGCTATAACCGGCATGTCTCCATAATATTTTCTCGCGTCTCTATACTCTGGCCACATATCAATAATAGGTATATTTATATAGCAACCATCGGGCTGGACAAATAATGCCGCTATTTTTTTCCGATTCGATTCAATCATTTTTTAGGTATCCCGCCCGTGGGCAATGTTAACCGCACACAGTTCAACTATACGTTTTTATCAAATAATATCAACGGTTTCAAAAGAACAATAAAAAAACGTCATTTATTACTTTCGCATAAATTGTCAAGCGGGGAAAGTTCCGTTTGCATCCTCATCCTGGTAAGCCGTGCCCGTTCATCTGGGGTCAATGCCTCTCCACCATCATATAACGTAATCTCCGGTTGCTCCTTTTGACCCAAATATTGTTTCCCTAACCATATGGCCATAGCTGCGTTTCCGTTGTTCATGATGTGAAACTGCTGCCTACGTATGGCAGACTTTCCATGGGATGAAAACTGTTTAAAAACATCCGCAAAACTTTTGTTATCATACGTTTTTTTGCAGAATCGGTATATGGTATCTACCGAACAACTAAACACACCGGCTATCTCTTCTTCGGTGCATTGGATTTTGCATAGTTCCTCGAATATGCTTTTGCTGATTTCCTTCGGTGGCCTTCCCATTTTCTTTTTTGGTTCTTTGGTCTTCATAAAACACCTACCGTTAAAAATAACCCGACAACCTGCGAACGCATATTATCCAATCATAGTGTTGCCGGGTGTTATTCATTTTGAATGAGCGTGAACTCGTCTGTTTAATTTGTATGATTCCTCTGTATTTCCATCGGCGAACGGTTTTTCTTCTCCATAGCTAACAACCTGATATTTATCGGTATTGACTCCAAGTTTTTCAAGGTATTTTTTGACGCACGCCGCACGTTTATCACCAAGGGCGATGTTATATTCTTCCGTTCCTCGTTCGTCGGTATGCCCCTCAATAATCAATTCAAGCCCTGAATAGAATTTCAGCATGGTGGAAATTGATTCAAGCATATCCATTGATTCGGGTTTCAGGCTGGCGCTATCGAAATCGAAAAAAATATCAAATTCAACCGGAACAGGAGGTTCATTTGTTTCCAGTGCCCGGCGTACATCATCTTCAGTGATTGATATCTGGGGTTTTGTTTCGCTTTTGGGCTGTACTGTGATGGTCACGGCTGGTTTCCCGTCGATCATTGATACTTGGGCAGATGTTTCAATGTTCTTTTTCGAGCAAGCTGAAAGTCCGATAATTGCGATAAATACGATGATCTTTTTCATTGATAATCCCATGTTATGAGTTTGTGGAGTGAATTGATATAGTTTTCTGTGACGGCGAAAAACCATCTTGAAATCGGGTCCGGTTTGGCCATTTTGTTGTTGGCTTTATATCTGTGTGGTTCTTTTGCCTTTTTTCTCACTGGCTTTGTTCTTTTTGGAAGCTTTTTAATATCTCCATTTTTATCAATCATGATATGAGGATCTGTTGCACCTCTTTTCCATAATACGATTTCGGCAATATCAAAATATCCGCCGACCTCTCCGTCATGGGTCATGTACTTCATCATCATAAGATTTAATCTCCATTTTTAAACTATCCATGGCGTTTTCGATTTCACCCAATATGAAATCATCCGGGATATAATCACCATCGGACCATGCGGAGATTGTTTTAGAGATATGGTCAACGGCTTTTTTTATAGATTCATTTTCAAATCGTATCATCGTCATGATGATCAAGTTCCCATATGGCTAAGGCTATCACACAAAAAATAAAAATGCAAGCAAACGCGGTCATTTTATCATAGTCCTTATTTTATTGACTTCTTTTTCAAGGGCCTGATGCTCTGTTTTAAGTGCATATATGTCTTTATTATTCAGGACGCACATAATACGTTTTTCTTTTTCCGTATCGAGTTCAAAGGCTGTTTTTTCGGCGAGTTTCTGGAGAGGGTGGATTGTTTCCCTAACTAATTGAATTGATAAATCAAGTTTTTGGCTCAAGAGCAAAAGGCCATCTTGAAAACTCTTTTCGAGCCCTTGAATCCACCTCTGGACGATATAAACGACTATTCCAGTACCGAAAACCCCGCCAATTACAATAAGCCATTTTTCCACATATCCCCCCAAAGGCATTTTTGATTATTATTAGTTATTTTATAGCCTTACATGTGTTTTTATTCAAGATAAATTATTTTTATGTTTTTTGAATAAAATGGTTGACATGGGAAACGGTTGTGGTAATATGGAGGCAAATGAACGAACAATAATAGGAGCTGAAAATGATAAAATTCAATAAGCACAATGTAACGGATACAGAAACCAAAATAAAAGCAAGGGTTTTATATTCTCTTGATAATAGAATTGACGGTCGAAAATGCGTCACAATATACGCCAAGGCTTATGATCGAAATCTTGGAAAAATATTCAAGGAATATGAAAACGAAACAAATACCTTGGAAGACTATTTTGATTGCGGGAAAGTTGTATTGTTTGGGTGCCATCCTCTTTATGCTGTGGCAAGGGAAAGGGCTGAGTTACAATTGAAAGGAGAAAGAAAATGACAAAAGGAAAATTTCAAATTCATAACCACGATATTTATAAACTGGTAGATGTTCATTCGGCAATAAAAAATGATTACGTTTATAACTGGATTGAATCAAGAGATTGGCTTTCTCCAGTGTATTATCATTTTGATGTTGAAAGAGAATCTGATCTTAATATTATTAAAGATCTCATGAATATGGAAAATATAAGGTGGACACAGCTTCATACAATTCAATCACTTGACCACGAATAATTAAATGGGAAATAAAAAATGAAAACAAAGCTTGATTGGATAAAAGAAAACTACGATATTGAAACGCTGACAGAAGAACAAATGAAAGACCTTGTTGTTGAGCATTGGAACGATATGATTGAAAATGGATATAATGAAAAATATCAATCAAATATTACAGCGATAGCAAGATATGAAAATATATGTTTTGCATGTATTTTTTACAAAGGTGATTGCAAAAAATGCCCTTTTTCAATATTTGGTGATCTTAATGTTCCATGCGCCAATTATATCACTTCCCCTTATTATTCCTGGAAAACTGGAATAAAAAAATATAATATGATGAAAATTTGCGATCTATTCATGTGAGGCTTAAATGATAAAGGTATTTGAAATATATGATAAAAAAGATATTGTTGGAATTGAAATACAAAGAAATAACATCTTTCTGAGGATACCATGAAAACAAAAATTGATCGCCAAGAGCTTTCGGCCTTGCCTGTAATGGGCGAGGTGTTTTACCGGGGGATTGATCCTAAAAAGATTTCGGCATACATCGCCGGGATCAAGGGGAAAAAATTCACATCGGAACAGGCCATCATGGTATGGCCGAAAACTGAAACCGCCGAGAAGGTTTATTGTGTTAGGAGGATATCATAAATGCAACTCACAATTCCGATCCACCGACACCATTTCGAGGCCATCCTATGTGGCGATAAAACAATTGAATACCGCGACAAATCTCCATACTGGTATTCTCGTCTGGCGTTCCGGAAATATTCCACGGCCAGGATCGTTAATGGCCGGAATACAAAGTCGCAATGGATGACATGTCAGATTACCGAAATCATCGAAAAGGACGACTGTTTCGAAATACACCTGGGGCCGGTTTTGGATTTTGGGAATCTGGATAAAATATCCGGACTTATGATCCAGAACACAGATTTCAAAGATGTTTTAAAAAATATCAAGTCTTTTGGTTTTTCAAAAAATGATTTTATTGACTATCTTGACTCCAAGGTCTTGATAACTCCAGTGGAAAACATCAAGAAAATCAAGGGCATGTATGGAATTGAGATTCTGAACCACATCGACCATCGTCAAATTTATGAATCAATTATTTTATGATAAAAACATAAAATAATACTTGACATTAAAACTGAAAGTGGTAAGATGTAATCAAAGAGTGAGGGAATTAACAAAAACAACAAAGGAGAACGAATATGATAACAAAAAATGACATAAAAAAGCCATGGAAACAAAAGAAGAATGTGCGCACGTACTTGCGCCATCAGGTATTGCAAACGTAGGAACTGTTAAAATCAATGGAACAGCTATACGCATTTACACTGACAAAGCATCTGGCGCACTTATCGCCCATGAAGTGATTGACCAGCCAGAAATAAGATCAGATTGGTCTAAATTTTTGACGGTTTAAGCATATAAACCAATCCCCTATCCTAACCGATAGGGGAACAAAAAAAGGTTCAGAGATCATGGGCTTAATCCGCTTTGGCGGGAAGGATGTGAATATGTTGCGAGAATTTGAAGAGCAGGGAATGGCTGTATATCTCGATGAAAAAGGAAATGTGATTAGGCAGCTTGTTTCCTTCTATACAAAAAGAGGAAAAACATATTTCAAGAACCCTTCGATGGCATTAACATATTGCTATAAAAAAGAAGCTATGTCAGCATGTAAATCTATGGGCTGGCCTCTTGATAGAGTTACAAGAGGTCGCAATATGGTAAGTTCGTTTTGGTTTATCAGGCATGATTTCAGGGATAATTATGCGCTTGCATGTTGGGAAATATAAAACTTCTTCGTATGTTATCTTTAACCATCATGCTTGATAATATTCATCAAGTTTTTATAGGCCACGTAATAATCATTTACCGTGGCCTTTCCTTTTTGTGTATTCCAATATTTTTTGGCGTATGCGGCAAGACTCCACAGATCATTTGCATCTGGAATCGCCTCCGAAAAACGGTAGTATTGGATTCTTCCAATAATTGTGGCGTGTCGATCATCCATAAGACTCGCGCTGTTCATCTGGATATTCATCTTTTTCAGGGCGTTCTTAAGTTTCGGCCTGATATTGATCACATTTTTCCATGTGTCGTAATATGTTGGCGGCTCCATCTGGAATATTCCTCGGGCAGGGCCACCGCCTATTTGAATTTTATGTTCGAATAATAACGATTCATGAGCAGATGTCATAATCATGAGTTTTACGGCATTTTCGCCGTTGAAATGGATTCCAGACACGAACGTCAGTTCGTCCAGTGTTTTTTTTATCGTTTCAACAACTTGTTTTTTATTATTCATATTTTATAACCTCTGTCGATCCATCTGCGTTTATGATGGTTGTTTGATCCAATTCAATACAACCATCACAATGCCGTTTTCCTAATTGTTTTGTGGGATCATATTTCATACAACGCCACATGTCATAATCCCACATATTGCCATAAAAAAAGTGCATTTCAGATCCACACTTAGGGCATTTCATCTTTTTTCGCCTTGAAACATTTAGGTTGTTCTGCAAATTCGCATATTAGCATTCCGATCTTTTGCGCCCTATCTTCAATTTCTGGAGTCAAAGCACGGTCGCAGTCTTTTACAGCGCAATCAACATAAAAACTGCAAAAGGTCCGATCTCTATAGCACATCATGTTAACAGGCCTTCCCCCCGTGTTTATATGGGCGTGTTTTGTTGTACTCGTGTTTTTTTGCTATTGCTTCATATAGTTTTTTATGATCAAACAATTCAAGCAGTTTAGAAATTCTTTTGTCTGGGCTCTCAAAAGATATGCTGTCATGGAGTATCCCAATTCTTTGCGGTATTGTACCATCATATTCGTTTCGAATAAGGTTTTCAGAGCTTGCTACGATTTGATCCATTGTCCTTATATAAAAATCAGCAAGTTCAACATACAATCTATCTTCCCATCCTTCTTTCTGGTTCCGAAATTCTTCAAGGGCCTCGGAAAGCTCGGAATGGGCAAGGGCATCAAGTTCAATTTCTGACCTTGAACTCTCCCACCATCCCTTTGACTTTGAAAGTTCGTGAATTTCTTCTGGGGTCGGTACATTATTCATTTTAAATTATCCTCTCTTTCCATAATAGCCTGTTTTAAATACACGACAAGGTCAAGAGCTTCTTGATATGCGTCCATCAAAGAATCGCGTCCATTGTTTATTCTGAGTTTTGTTCCATATTTCCGCTCACCCATTTCAGATCTTGCGTTCAAATCTTCGATGACAGATGGAAGTACGAATTTACCAACACCTTTTGGGCTTGGTTCATTTATTGCCGCGCGGTTTTGTTTTTTTTCTTTTTTTTCGGAGCATTTGCATGTCATAATAATCTATCCATCCCCCATCTTTTTTTGAATATGAAATTAATCTGAATTCGATTCTCGGGTTTAAGTATTGGAAATGTTTTATTTTCCACTTTCCCAAAGAATCAAAAAACCCTTTTGTATCGACAACCACCAAAACACCATGCGTCTGACCGTTTTCTCGTCTTTTTTCAACAAACTGAAAATCAGCTACATAATGACCCGGCCTTATCTTTTTCCCGTTCTGGATATATCCAGGTATCAATTCGAATTTTGGTTGCAATACAAGGTCGAATATCTCACTCTTTTCAAGCCTGTCTTTCAACAAGAGATAATATCTTGCCTCAAGATCGGACTTGAATTTTATTCCGTCAATTTCTGTGATTTTGTTGTTGTGTTTGCTCATGATCAAAATGGGATATCATCGTCAGGGGGCGGCTGATAACCATCATAGTTTTCCCTGTTCGGGCCTTGTGGCTTGTTCCCATAGTCACGTTCTTTCGGCTTTGAATCAAGAAATTTTACTTCATTGGCGATAATATCAGTCTGGTAAATCGTTCGACCGTCTTTTTCATATGATGAATAGGAGATTTTCCCCTCAATGAAAACCTTTGAGCCCTTTTTCAGGTACTTTCCGCATAAGTCGCCGATCATTCCGAAAGCTTTGATGCGGTGCCATTCGGTTTTTTCTTTTTGTTCTCTGGTGTTTTTGTCTTTCCATTTTTCAGATGTGGCAAGCGAAAAACTACAAATTGAAGTACCGGAAGGAGTATGATTTACTTCGGGATCTTTTCCCAATGACCCAATCAATGTAACTTTGTTTACCATTTATCCAATCTCCCCGAAACATTCTTGAAAAAGTTCCATTAATTCCATGGCCTTATGATCGTGTTCAGGATGAACTTTCCCATCAAGATCATAATAGCCGTAAATTTTGTTCAGTCTTTCTATGATGTTTTCACACTGTATATTTCTATCAGATCCTTTGTTGGTGTGCCGTGAAATCTCTGAAAAAACGAGTGCCATGAAAGAAACATAAGCTTGATGGTTTTCAATCTGTTCAAGGCCTTGATCCATAAGAAGATTTATTTTTTCAGTTATCTCTGGCAACTGGCCTTTTGAGAATTTTCCCCTCAATTTCACGGCGCAATCCATGGAATAATCGTAAAGATCCTTTACGTCATTTTGAAATGTTTCATTTTTCTTGTCTGTTTTTTGCATAACAAGGGCCATGCCGCCGCAAATTGCAAGCGAAACAGTAAAAATTTTATTCGCGTGATTCATAGTTTTTCGCCCATTCAATAGCTTCTTTAATTGTATTTTTCCATTCTTCTTTTTTTATAAAAAATGTTGTTTGAATATCGCACGGGCCATCATCCATTGGAATGTTTTGAAATCCATCGAAAACACAAGCCCAATGTCCATTATCGTCAGATATCAATGATGCGCCATTTTGTGTTTCAAGCCATTCTATCAAATCTTTTATTTCCATCATATCTCCACATCAAACAATTCTCTGTGATTTGGTGAATATCTTTCATAATCGCTGTCAGGTATTTTCTTACATGTATCACATAACATCCAGCTTTGTGGAGTTCGTTTAAAAGGATTTCCACAATTCGAACAAGCCTTATACCCTTTTGGTATTTCAACATCTCCCCGTGATCTGATACAGTCCGCGATTGACTTCTTTTTTCTCGAAGGATTTTTCTTTTTTTGGAATCCGCACTTGTTAACGATTCCACGAATTGACTCGATTGATCTATGCGGAATCATCCTGTGAATCTCTGGGATATTCTTCCCGTTCATCGTTTGCTCAAAAACAAACTCCGAAATATAAGAATATCCGTCAGGGGCTACAACATTCCCCTTTAGGGCGCTGTCCATCGCTTCGAAATCTAATTCCATCAGGTATCCTGTATAGCCATATCCATGAGAACAGGGCGTTTTTTAGATAGGTATAATCAGTCGTATGTTCTGGATTGCATTTATATACAACGGATTGTTTTTTCATGTTATACCTATACAAGATATTGGTGTTTCGGTCAATAATTATTTTAATAATTCAGGATTGTCGTGGATGTTTCCGATGATTTCAAACCAATGAGTTCTGTCATTATTTTCATGTGTCCCCCACAACGGAACTCTAAACTTTGCCTCAGATTCATCGTATTCAATAGGGAATGGACCCCATTCACATGGGCATCCATTAAATGATCCGTTGATACCGCATACAACATCACCCTCAAAAATCATCTTTCCGTTCTTGTCTTTCAGGCCGGTGTATTGGCCGATGGTTTCCGGGATTATGAATTCATAATCTTCAAAATTCTCTCCTTCGAAAACATTGAAAAACCTTATGATGATATATTCATTCGGTTTTCCATCGGTCTGAATTCGATCCTTGATGTGATCGCCATAAACCCACCATCCACCGGGTGTTTTCCCTCTGAATAGAATTTCTCTCATCGTTCACCCCAAATAATTTCTTTTATTTTACGAAGATCTTCAAGAGTCAAAGAAATCTTACCATATGAACCAAAATAGTCTCGGATATCATGACTTAAATTTTGATATTCAATAATATCATCATACTCTTGTTTTGATTCATATATGACATCGTGGTAGTTCGATTTATTATTTTCAATCCATGAATCAATGTGAAATTGGCTATCTTCATGATATCGGGACTCTGTTGATACCTTGAAATATTTTTTACCTACAGAAACAACCTTGCAAGGGAATGATCTTGGTGTTTCATTATGGCAATATGTTTTTTTGACAAGCCACAATTCTTCACCAACCACAGGCTTTCTTCGTTTCATTCCACAACCTCCACCCCGGCTTCCTTGAGGATTCCGAGGATGCGTTTCAATTCGGCCTTGTTGCGTTTCGTCGCATCGTTGAATTGGCTGTCATCGGGGCTTGATGTTATTTCGTTGAGATATTCGGCCCGTTCCATCATGTATTCGGCCATTTTTGGCGACGTTAGCAACAAATCCATATCGGATTTGTTGCTAACGGTCGCTACCCATGGGCCATATTGGTTTGCAAGTTGATAATTGAAGTTGTTATCAGGTGTTATGTTTATGAATTTTTCCGTGTAATTCGTTTTAAATTCGATCATGGCTTGTCCTTCTTGTGTCTCACAAAACCACGCTTCATGAGCCACAACATTTTTTGTTGTTAATCCGTGAGACTCAAATAACGTTGACGTTAAAATTTGGCTTGATATTAACGTCAAACCTTTTCAACAACCTCTTACAACGCTAATTTCAAATTCTTGGGAACATTTTTCACCTTTGACCTGGGCTTTCCAATCTGACTTTGCCATAAAATCCTCCGATTAATTTATTTCACTACGTTCTATCACACTTGATGATAAAGTCAATGGTTATTTTACCATCCTGTATTTTGCTGTGAAAACCTGAAATACTGGCCTTCCCATCTAATACCGTCAACCTCTCCGGTCTTTCCTTCCCGGTTTTTTCCGATGAAAATCTTTGCCAAACCCATGTCATGTTCTACGTGGGTGAAAAGAATCACGTCAGCGTCTTGTTCGATTGATCCGGCGTCTCTGAGATCAGACATCCTCGGGATCTTCTTTTCACGTTTTTCAATTTCACGGTTTAGCTGGCAAAGAACAATCACAGGAATATCAAGCTCTTTAGCCATCATTTTGAGCTGTCTCGTTATCTCAGCTTTTGGTCCTTGCCCGTCTTTGTTCCACCCCCTTATAAGTTGTAAGTAGTCGATAATTATGAACTTTATATCGTTGACCATCTTTGATTTTTTTGACGCCATGTAGATTGTGTCAATCGTGTGATTTGATCTGTCATTTATTTCAATCGGAAACTCTGATATCTTTTCCAGAGATTCATTGATAAAAGTCCAATGCTCCGGCCCTATGTCATGGCGCATGATTATATTTGATTCGATATCACCTATATCACAAATCATACGTTGAACAAGCTTTTTTTTCGGCATTTCAAGGGAAAAAATCAACCCGCTCTTTTTCCCAAACCCAAGATTGCGCGCCGTGTTCATTGCAAAAACCGTCTTTCCATGACCCGGACGTGCCGCCACAATTATAAGTTCCTGTTTTCTAAGCCCACCTATTGACCAATCAAGGTTTTTCAATCCTGTCTTTAACCCGGGAAATGTTTTATCCTTTCCAGATTGCTCCAAATCGCTGGAGACTGCAAGCGCAATTTCGGACATTGATTCCTGATATGAATCTTCCTCATTGATATCAATCATGCCCATGACGTTTTGCATGATTTCAGAAGATTCCAGACCATTTTCACACATGGCCCTGCCTTGGGTATAGGCTTGATGAAGATCTCGCAACATAGAGCAATTCTTCAAGACCCCTATGTGATAATCAAGGTTTAATGAAACGGGTCTTTCGGTCACATCTGAAATGTATGATGCCTTTACGATTCCATTCAATTTTGAAGCAACCGTCACGAGATCGGCTTGAAACCCGTTTTTTAAAAGATCAAGAATGGCGTTGAAAATGTGAATCCTGTGACCTGTGAAATATTTTTCCTTTGCCTGGAAATTGAAAAACGATTCGTTTTCATATAGATACGACGATAAAACAGATTCTTCAACATCGACATTGAACAATTTTTCGGTTGACATTAGAAGTCCCTCGGAGCCGGTTCAAGAATTGGATAGCTTGTTTCTTCTTTGATTTTACGCTGTGTCTCGAAAAAAACACAGATGGCCGGGAAATAACGCTCTGAAAGGATGATTCGTTCGCAGATATCGACGAATTCGTCATCTTTGAAATCTTTAAGATGCTTCCAGTATTGATCCAAACGCTTTTCAGAAAGTTCTTTCAGGCCATATGTTTCAAAAAGATCGGTAATACATGATTCAAAGGTTTTTTCTTCCATGGAATCTATCCCTTAAAGTTGAATTTTAGTTTGTTTTGTGTTTCTTTATTCCTTGGTATTGAAAAATCATCGTCACTAAATTCATCTTCCCATCTGCGCTGATTTAAAAAAGTTGAAGCAAGCGGGATATATTGTTTATTCTGCCATTTGTTTGTTTTTTTATGTATTTCAATTGAATCAAGAATAGTTTTTAATGTTGGGCGTGGCGCTTTTATTTTTTGATATGCTTTATATGCTGCTCCTATACCCTCCCTTTTCGGATATGCTTCCCAAAATTTCAAAAATGATTCTGGATAATCCCCCTTCACATTTTGGTCTGATTCGTGAGAATCAGATAATATATCATTCTTTCCATTCTTTTCTTTCTTTCCATTCTTGTCTGTCTTCGGTCCCGTTTCGGTCCCGTTTCGGTCCCGTTTCGGTCGTGTTTCATAACTGTTACGCTTTGGATCATATGATGAATAATTCAATATAGTTATGCGTGTTGTAACTGTTTCGTTTTTATAACGGATTTGATTCATTTTTGCAAGTAAATCAAAAAATCTTTTGACCTTTGCCTCGCCCCAACCCCAACGTGATCCCCATGTTCGAATGCTTTTTAGGCTTTCACCATAACCGCTTTTAAAAACTCGCATTTTTATAACAACATCTTTTTCTGTCTCACAATGTTGGGCCTCCATTAACATGTCAACCCATGCTTCAAATTTTGAATATTGTCTTTTTTCCTTATAGAATGCATGATCCTGTATTTTTCGCCATATAGCGATATATCCACGGTCCATAATTTTTCCAGTTATTCAAATATTTTTTTGAGTATACTTGAAATCTCGTCTGGGCATGAATCAATTTTTTTATACCAAAAATATTGTGTTTCATGCTCATCATAACTAATACATGACTTTATTTTATTTAAATTAAAATTCGTTGTTATTTTTAATGGTTCTGTTTTTTTTTCCGTGAAAAGAATTCCGTTTATTCCGATATCATATTCTGCAACTCTTACACATTCATTATCCGAGGTTGTAGCTTTTGATATTTGCTGGAATAATCCATTAGATGAATCGAATCTTGAACCTATTAAAAAAATATTTATAGGCAAATTTTCTTCTTGAAATTCATATAGTAGAGATCTTATTCCTTGTTTATATCTAAGAGCTTGAATCAGAGTATCTATTCCAACAACATCTTTTTTTAATTCATAAACATTTACATTGTATCCAAAATAAATATCATAAGATATTGTTACAATATCAGGTATCCCATAATTGCTTAAATTTAATTGTCTAAAAACAATGTCAGAATGTTCAAGAAAATTAAATTTATCAGGATATTTATCTGGATTTTTAAGAATCTCAAAAACCATATCTTCAAGTTTTCCCTCGCTTATCTCTATATCTTTCATTCATTACCCCTTAAATAGTTTTATGAGTTTTTCCATGTTTTCAGGCTTTGGTTCTGTTACGCCTCGCTCCCATAGCTGGTAAGTTGTAAGCGAAACCTTACAAGCTATCGCTACATCTGTCTGTGACATTTTTTTCCCAGCCCTAAAAATTCTCAAATTTTTAATAAAATCATTCATCCTTGTCATTCTCCTTGTTATCATTATCACAAATAATACAACGCCATGAAACATCTGTCAAGTTACGCCAAAATATTGTATTCTTTTTTCAAAACCTTGTCCCATTCAAAACAAAGGTCAACCCAGAATTCCCATCCTTGAGACGTGTTTCTGAACAGGAAAGCTTTTGCAAGATAAAGCGATGGATCTTTAATTTTAGTACTATTCCCATTAAAAACAGGATCGCAGTTCATTACATACATGTTATAAACCCCATGGTCCTTTAGGAATTTTTTAAATCTTGGAACAATCCTCATTTTTTCACGTTTGCATGAGTGCTTTTTCGTGGGGAAATGTTGTTTTAACGCGCAATGGTAAACCGGGATTCTAACGGTTCTCAAAATACTTTTGCATGTCTGGCAACATTTTGGAAGTTGTTCGAATTGTTCTATAATTTTCATTTTTCACCTTTCTTTTTTTGACAAATGTCATGATTTATGAATTATTTCAAAATTTGGATATTCTCCCTTTATATTGATTTTTTCATCGTGTACTTTCCGATGACATTCCATGCAAAGAGTTATTAAATTTTCGTTTGTGTCTGATCCTCCACGGCTTTTAAATAAGACATGGTGTGGGTAATCAAGACCGTATTTTTCTTTACCACAAATCTGACATGTGTAGTTATCCCGTTCATGAACTTTTTCAAATAATTTCAACAGGATTGATCTTGAAAGACGTTTTACTTTCTTCATAAATAATCCGTTTCTTCAAGTTCTCCGTTTTTGAAAAAACAATCGGAACATAGGAATCTATGAGTCGTCATGTTTTTGCATGACGGAACAGAACAAGGGTGTTCTGGATATGGCCCAGGACCACGCCTGTCTTGTTTGCCCCATGGCATTTGATTTATGCTTACGGTACCTCGCTTAATGGGCTTGATCCGCATATACATTCGCACCGCTGCGTTTTTTATGGTATCCGCGATCAATCCCGTTGAATCTGATATTTCCTTGATGTTTTCTCCGTTCATGATCTTATCACGTAGGCACATATGGATTGAATTGTATCCGAGTTTTTGAAATGGTTCTTTATCGTATTTTCCCGTCATTTTGTTGTCAAACTCAATGCACCTTTCATCGGACGGGCCAGATGTAGAATGTAGTGTTTCCATAAAAAATCCTTTTTTTGTGGCCCGGTTAGGGGCCACGATGTATTACATTTTTTCAAAGATTGAAGGGGCATGGTCGGCCAGGATGTTATTGATTTCAATGGCAATAGGCCGGATCTGAGGATGTGCCGCTTTTGAACTTCTGAGATTTACAAAATGGAGAAATTCCCGAAAATTGGCCGTCATAGCAAGCTCTGCGGCTGTGCAATTTGGCAAAACAGATCTTGCTATTTGTGGTGAACATCCAGTTGATAAAAGCTTTTTATATTTTTTTTCAGAAAAAACACACGCTTCTATCCATTCTCTCCGTTGTTCTTCGTTTAAATCTGGAGGCTCAATAAATGGGACATCGTCTTTGTATCGTATATATCTTGTTGATGACATGCTAAATGAAGCAATTCTGTGCCTTACAATTTCCATACATATTGCCCTATCAGCTACAATTTTAAATGATGCATTGGCGTGTTCGATGACAGAATGGTGACCAAGACGGATCAGTTTTGATATGAATTCATGAGCTGAATTTTCCGTCATTTTATCATATGACCCCCAACAAATCCGGCCGTGTTTTTCAATGAGACGTTCTGGGTTTTCGGTCACGCTTTCAAGTTTTACAGATTGACTCAATATCTTCATAACAATCCAAGCTCCTTATTCGTCGCCGCATGATTTCCAAAATATATTAATGCTGCTTTATCGTATGCCATTGCCGCTTCTTTTTGTTTTTTATAATAGCCAAGACTTATGAATTTACCATTTACTGTTATATATGCCCTCCATAATTTTGCGTTTTTAAACCATGACACACCCTTGTAGCCGCTATTGTTTCTTGAGTTCAATTTAGAGTTCGCCGCATTTAATGACACATTTGTTGGTCTCAAATTACATTTTCTGTTGTCAAGTCCGTTTCTGTTTATGTGGTCAATGTTGCAATCTTTTCTTAAAATAAATCTATGTAACCATCCCATTTTTTTGTTGTAGACATATTTTTTTGACAGTGACCATTTATACTCTTTAACTCGGTCATAATCGCATGTGTCTATAATTGCGTTACAAATTTCATTTTGGCTTCTATCCCTGATAATAATCTTACATACACCGTCTTCAAATATAAACTCATTTAGATCTGTATTTGTTAGCCGTGTTGTTTTGCCATTATGGCGCATTTGGTCATAATGTTTTTGGCATAGAATATACTTTTTAACATGAACTTTTCTATTACAACCATCAACAGAACATTCCTTGGATCGCCACTCTTTATTTAAATCTTTTTTCTCATGGCCATTAGTTATCGGAAATAATTCAACAGATGGTTTTACAATCTTCATTTATAATTCCTTTATTTTAGTATTGAAACAAATGCAAGGGCAAAAGAAATAAAGACAAGTAAAATAGAAAGTGGCCTTGTATTGTGAAGATATCCATCATCGAATCCCTGAGAATATCCTTCATGGAATCCCTTGTTGTATGCGTCTTTAAGCATTTCAGGAGATGCGGATATAAGCCTGGCTTTTATGGCCTGCAAATGCTCCCATTCATCAGGCGTCCCATTGTATCTTTTCAGCAGCTCTTCGGCGTATTGTAATACTGTCTCGTTCATTTCAGTTTATCTCCTGTTTGTTGGTGAATAATTTTCCTTCCCATGTTCGACACACGCACAATGTTGTACGCCTTAAAATCTTCATGACCATCGTGCCAGTACGCAAAAGCAAATTCTCTTGCGTGGTGCAAGTGTCCAAACTTGCGAGTTTCGTTTTCTCCATAGTTCACGATGTAATACTTCGCCCTATCCAAACTACGGCAATGCTCGTAGTCAGCACGTTTCATTCCGCAATTTTCACAAACCCATCCACTTTTCCAATGGTGCCGCTTACACCTTATTTTCGGCAATGGTATTTCCATAAAATCCTTGTTGTATGCATCTTTGCGGATCTTATGGCTTTTCATTGTTGTAAAATCATGATCATCGTCGGTCATTCAATCACCTCAAAAATTTTTTTTGAAAGAATATCCCATTCATTATCTGGTGTCCGGCCCTTTAAACCATCGAACAAATGTGTGGTTTCTGCATGAGCGTGGACGACTATTGACGCTTTTCTTAGTAATGGGATTAAATATTCACAAGCTGATTCAAAGCCAAGCATAAAGTCTACTTCCATTGTGTCTCTTTTTGGATATAAAAAACACCACTTATCTTTCATTATATTTGTTAATTTTTTATTCATTCGAAACACTCCATAACTCGCCGCTCGAAATCATTCTGGGCGATGGTTTTTGCTGATTCAAGATCCGCATGTTCTGAAAGAAAGTGTTTGTTAAATTCAACTCTGAAATGCCTGTTCAGCGGATTTTTATAGATATAATATTTGCCGAAATGCCCATTTGCAGTTTCAACACTGAACAAATGGTTTTCCCATTCAAGCTTTTTTATTTTTCTGTTCATTTTTTCACCTCATTGTCTTTGATTTTAAGAACATTATTTCGTCAAACCCATACCTTTTAATTGGTATATCATGTTTGACGCAAAAGTCAATCTCCTTCTTGATTCCCTTTGATTCTTCCCAGCCGTCAAGCTCGATGATCCACATTTCATCTGCCCATTTTTCAAGGAATGTCACATCTTGTTTCAAATAAAAATCTGTTTCAGTCGGATTCCCGATATAGTTTGAAATCGTATGGCTATGGGCTATCGGTGAAAATACGGTATATCCGCATTCCATTAGAACACCTGCGACATGGCAGATGCTCTGGAATCGTGTTTCGCGTATCGTGCGTGAATCATGGCTGTATGGGCTTGCAAGGTAAATGTTCATATGATTTCCTCTCCAAATAAATCAAGTTGTTTTGGTCTGTTTTCGACTTGCATGAGATGTTTCACGGCGTGTTTATAATATGATTCTTTAAGTTCAATACCTATATATTTTCTTCCCATTAAAAGAGACTGATAACCTTCAGACCCTATTCCACCAAAGGGGCTTAAAACGGTATCGCCTTTGTTTGTCCATAATTCAACGCAACGGGCTATTGTTTGTAGTTGTAGGGGACAATTTTTAACAATACACCCCTCAGCCGTGTAAGATTCATCATCAAGAACTCTAATATTCCACACATGAGAAAAACCAGCATCTTGAATTTTTGACACTCTTTTCCATGCCCCATCTTCAACAATTTTCCCGAATGAATGATGTGCATTATCCTTAGGAATAAGCATTATCCATTCTTGTCTTTTATAGACTTTTCTTCCTTCAATGATTTTATACCCGGGTTTTCTTCCTGGGTAAATAGATACAATCTTGTTTTTGCATCTTTGAATAACAATGGACATTCCAAGCAAAAGAGCCCTTGAGACAGAAGTAGCATGTGTTTTTCCATGTTTATCTACATGGCCATCGCCTGATAAATAACCTGACAACAAAAATTCCGATTGTCTTTCATTCAAACAAATGCCCTCAATAGGGACATGTTTCTCGTGGGCAAGTTTTCCGCATTTTTCAAGGATTGTTTTCAAATTGTTTGAAACTTTTTTTAATCTGAATTGAGTTGAATTGCCTATGATATGTTTATTCCCAAAAAAATCAATCCCAACATTGTCTTCAAACTCCTGATATTTGTGGTTCCCAACACTTATGAAAAAATCATTTCGTGTTCCGACATGGCCATCCGCAAGAAACCGACCCACTACCCACCATTCTCTATCCGTCAAAATTTCTTCACTTATTACAGGTGGAAGTTTTTGATTCACATAGCACTTTTCAAGATCTTTAGCGTCTTTCCATTCGGGGTCATTAAACTTCTTTGTTGGATGATATTTATATTGCAAAGATCTTGACCATATTTTATGTGTAGGAGTTGTTATAAGATTAGGTACGCCAGTGGCTTTAGTCCTTACAACCTCTTTGAATCCAGTGTACTCCTTGGCTATAACGGGTTTCCAGTCCCCATTGTGTGTTAGTACAAGATCCCCGATGTTTATGGATTCGATAGATTTAAAACCTTCGTTTGATAAAACAAGGGAACCTTCAGAAAGACAAATATGCCTCTCATCTTCCTTGTCTCTTGCCATTCTATAATTCAAAGTTTTTGTTTGGTCAATGTCAAGCCAGATGGGATCAGCATATCGTCGCCAAACATTGTGACTGTATTTTATCCCTTTTTCTGTAGGTTCATTTTCTCCATGGAATGATTCGAACCCATTAGGATGTCCAATCCTTTCAGGATTTTCTCCGGGCTTTCTGAACGTGCAAATATAGTCTGGGAGACCTTGGCGACACATGGAGCTGTCTTTCTGGATTTGTTTGTGCATAAGACCAAGAGATTTTGTTCTCGTGGCTTCAATCAAGGGGTCTTTCCAAATACAAACTTCTGAGTGATATATAAAACCAGCCTTTTGAAACAACCGGATTATATCACCCCTGAAATCTTTTAGCCCAATCACTCCGTCTCTTTCTTTCATACTTGGAATATTCATACAATGCACAGAAACAAGACGTCCATTCATGATAACACGGTATAGATCGTTTACAAGAAATGAAAAGTGGGTATTAAATTCTTCATCAGTTTTGCAATTTCCCATATCTCTATCAGAATTTGAATATGTGAACAACGACGCGAACGGGGGCGAGAAAATTGAATAATGGATTGAATTGTCTGGTATTCCCTTTATAACCTCAACGCAATCTCCGTGATACATTGCAAAGTTGTCTGTAATTGTTTGATCGATTATTTCCATTGCTATCCCCTTATAAATGATGGAATATTCATTTTTGTTTTTGTTTCATATTTGGTTTCATTTCTTGTCGTCTTCAGTATATCTTTTCTCATTATTTCTTTCATATGGGAAATCATACCGGACTTCATTATTTCCATATCCCTTTCTTTCCTTTTGATATTTTCTACGACAAGCCCCTCTCTTTCTCCTGTTATGATATTTACATGCACTTGTTTTTTTTGACCGAAACGCCAGCATCTTCTAACTGCTTGATACATCTCCTCAAATGAATCAGACAGTCCAACAAATGACATATTGTTACAATTCTGCCAATTCATACCATGGCCACAAATAGACGGTTTTGTGATAAGGACTTTTATCTTGTTGTCTTGAAAATCAAGCATGGATTGTTCTTTGTGGATTTCTGAGTCAGATCCCTTGACCTCAACGCAATCTTTTATGAGTCTTTTAAGCTCGGAACTTTCGTCGTTTAAATTGCACCATACTATATGATTATCAGTTGATGAATTTACGACTTCAGCGGCACGAACACATCTTTCTTTTAGAGACTCTTTTCTTGCATGATTCCTTTCGAGCATTGTTTTTGCTGGTTCGACAAAAAGAGATGAATTTTCACCGGAATATGGGATTACATGATTATGATATATGAGATCTGGCAAATCATACATTGAACCATCGAATCCTATATCATATGGAGACGAAATCATCAACGCCCATGATGAAACAAACTCCCAGAACCTATGATCTTTAACATGGCCCATCAATCTCCAATTACCCGTATCTTTTGTATCATTCACAAAAAACATTGAAAGCATTTCAGACCGAGTCATAATGTTCAAAAAATGCGATGTTCCACCAAGTTCTGTATAATCATTAGGCGAAGGTGTGGCCGTGGCGCATAATTTATATGGGGTTTTTGAAAAAACCTCAATAAGATAATTTCTTGTTTTGCCTGCGAAATCCTTGAGTATCCCTGATTCATCCAGAATAATTCCACCGATATCTGAAATATTGAAATTTTTTATTTTTTCATAGTTTGTTACATTTATTCCATTTTTAAGATCATTTGAATCTTTGCATACATTTACATCATATCCGAATTTCTCGCCCTCTCTTTTCGTTTGTTTTGAAACAGCAAGAGGTGCCAGTATCAAGACTGGTTTATTTGTATGCCTGTTGACATGAAACGCCCATTCAAGAGATTGTATTGTTTTGCCAAGTCCAGTACCTTCAAACAATGCTGATTTCCCCTTAAATAAAGACCATCGAACACATGCCATTTGCCAATCCATCAATAGTGGATTAAAAGTATCAACCTCAAAACCAGAAGGATTATGCACTATCCTTTTTTTAAATAAAAAATCATGATAGTCCAAAACTACCTCCTTGATTTCAGATCATGGCAAACATCACACAAGCCATCTTTGGCGGGTTTCGACGGCTTGTAAAAAATTCCGATTGTTTGGTGGACATTTGGGCAATATGCCGGTTTTGATGTTTCGTTTAAAAATTCCGGCCTAACATATCTTCCGCATTTGCACATTGGCGGATATCCGACAGGTTCAAAAACTTTTCCAAGCGAGATCATAAATATTCCTCCATGGTTATTGGTGGTGGGATGATTACTCCAAAAAAATCTTTTGCAAATCCGATCACTCTGTTTATGTAGTCGGACATGTCTTTTTCGGTGTAGTCTTTATGAGAAACAGTGATTTGAAACGTGCCACATTTCGATATTTTTTTCAAGCCCAATTTTTCCTTTAATGCTTCGTGCCATTCGTCTTTCACCATTCCTGTTTCATTGAAAAGTGTTTTTTCAAGGAATGGGAGAATCCCGGCATGATAATAACCAAGCTGGTCAAGGCTTTTCATCGGAATATATTTTTCAAAAGTTACTTTTACCCTTCCGTATTTTGAAAGTTTTTCTGGAAGGTCATTTAGGCTTTTTTCCCAATTAAACCGGCCTTGTTTTGGGTTGCAATATCTTATGTGTTTTTTCATAATCAAATATATTCCACACTATGTTCAACTTCTGGTTTTGTTCCAGATAGAATAGCATTTCCGCACGTAATTCTTCCGAGGTCTTCGTCATATGAAGGAACAAAAACAAGAACCTCAAATCCTTCATTTTTCAAATCTTCTTCGACTTTTTTATAAGGTGTGAAATATTCATATCCTCCTGTAGTCGTGATTTTATTTTCATCACATGATTTTGTTTTATGCAAAGGAGTAATTTTAACCATAAATTTATTCGGATTGAAAAGAGATTTAAGTTTTTTGGCATCAATTTCATAATCATCCGCAAGCGCAAAATTCAAAGCATATTTCCTGCCAATTGGATCAATTAAGTTTTTACCAATTTCTGAAATCTCATTAAGAGACAATGAAGATCCATTAAACATATCATTTCTTTGATCATCATTGGTTGAATTGATAGAAAATTGAAGCCCGGCGGCACCGCGAAATTTTTCATTTTTAATTTCAATTGTCCACTCATTTAAAAATTCCATGAGTTTTTTATTTTTCTTTGGCAACATAGTTGATATAACAGGATGCACGTGCGATCTATTGATATAGGGTCTTACGATTTTCAACAAATCTTTTCCAAAAGTTATTACATTTTTATTCCAAGTAGGTTCTCCCATTCTTGCAACATGAACATTCAATCTTTTTGTTGCTTGAACTTCTGGATAAAATTTCAAAGCATTGACAACTTGATTTTTCAAATCATTGTATGTCGCATTAATAGCGCGGCCATTGTTAACTTTTGGCACATCACAGAATTTACAATTCGATGCACATGAGTATTGAGAAGAAATTGTAACAACCCATTTTTCTTCAAGCGGCATTATTTTTCCATTCGGAACACCATCAATTTCTTTTGTTAATCCGAGAAAATCAGCTTTCACATTATTTATTGCGCCATAATCACCAATTGAAAGAAATTCAAGTTTTCCTTTTTCTCCATCCATTATTGCGATTTTCCCTGTGGGAATGTTATAAATTTTCATTTTACTTCTCCTATATAATTTTTTTAAAATTATATCATCTCTCATCCTGGCGCATATGTGTTACGGGCAGAACCAAGAATTGTTTGGGAAAAACGGGGATGACATGTTGACTGATTGTAACGTAGTTCAGGAACTTAGCATCAGTCGGCTCCGTTGCAGGAGTCTGCCCTATTTTTTCTTAAATTCCCTGACTTTGTGTTTACATTCAGGGCATTCATAAATCGTTTCAGACTGGGTTTTCCCATCTTTCCAGTCTATAATGATCATTTCTTTTTTGCATTTATCACAGGTCATTTTGAACCGTCCTTTCGTTCGGCTTTTCCATTTTGTCATGGATATACCGAACAGATCGAATAATTTTTTCCTGTTCTCAAGCCGTGGCTTCTGTGATTTATCACACCAAAAAACAATGGCTGTAGGTGTTACGTCTATCATTTCAGCCATCCTTCTTGTTGATATCCCATCCGCGATCATAATGCAAGCCAAAAGGTCATTACTGCAAATGTTTTCATCTTCCATCATTTCACGGGCTTTTTTGATTTGCATTTCCTTGATAATTGATCTTGGTGTAGGCATTATTCACCCTTCATTTTGGCGATTAGATCGTGGTTTTCTTTCAAAGTATGCTCGATGTAGGCCGGTGCATGAATTGAACCTATAAGCCACCATTCTGGACTGGAATCATATTTTTGGGCATCATTAAGGCTTACGGCTTTTATGTCGCCACGTTCCTTGTGTTCATACACAAAGACAGCGCATTTTTTGCAATTATTCATTTGACCCAAATCCTTTCATATTTTGCATCATAAAAATCGAACTCACTGCATTCGATTATTTGATATCCGTCATAAACTTTCACGCATTCGTCTTTTGATGTGGACCAATAAACAACCGGGATAGTATCTGTTAACATGTGGGCGGCCAATATACATGTAACCCCAATAATCAATCCGCAAGCAATTGATAAGACATAATTTATTATGTTCATATATTTAACTCCTCCAAAACTTCAAGATTCATCATGTTCCATTTCTGTATAGCTCCGTTGTCAACTCGCTTCACGATTACATCATATTTATATTCTCCGGTATCTTGAGGCATGACATGAATAACATTCGATTTTAAATGACTTGTTTTGTGGCGAACAACGCAACCCGGTATCGTATTCGAATGATTGCACTCTGCCCAGATCTCTTTTTTGATGAAAACGACTTTTTCGTTCCGGCAATCAATACCCGTGATATCCCGGACCATTAATTTACAAACATCTCGACCAGGATCATAATTATAAAAATGGCAAACCGGGCACTGGCAACCTTCAAGGATTGAAAACTGGTCAAGAAAATGAGGAATAGATATTTTTACGGTTTCATTCTTTCTATTTTCTTTATTTTTGATAGCATTTTCTCGCAATTCCGGATTTGATGATGGAGCTGGTTTTTTCTCGTCTCTTAAAACAACCCAGTCCTCGGGTTTTATATTGTAAATCGTTTCGAACTTGGAAATAATTCTGTCTTTCGTCGGGCGTTTAATTCCCTTCTTATAATAACTAATCATAGGATCTGAAACGCCGATCCTTGACGCGATTTTTAGATTTGTTTCTTTTATCTTATTCAGCTTGAACATTCCGATTGTTTCCATTTTTTATTTACCTCCCCATTTTGACTCTGCAATTTTGAAACATTTTTTTATTTTGGCCACATAATCATTTGAATCGTGACCGTATTTTAGCTTTACAGCGTTGATTGCCTCTTTTTTGGTCCCCACAAAACATCCTATATGTATTAATTTAGGATTTTGTTTCTTAATATAGATTGTTCTGTTTTCATTGCCGCAGTTATGGACAGCCGGATAATTGGTCAATCCGGTACAACCCTCAAGATCGATAGAATCACCCACGGAAAGATTCTCAGGCAAAGATGTCAAGCCGATGCAGCCTTCAAGATTGAGAGAACCACTATACATGTATCCATTTTTTGTTTTTTTTAATTCATAATTCATAGTTTTCATTTTCTTCTCCTTAAAGTTTGAAATATTCATTTTGTGTCTGTTTATACCTTTTTCTTAACCATCTCAAATCATGGTTGTTTTTATCAATTTCAGACCTTTCAGATGGAAGAAAAAATTTGACAACGGTCAAACGGAAAGTATATTGTGCCGATTGTTTTGAGGCGTATCCGTGTTTATCTGCTGCTGCTTCAAGGGTCATCCCGTTCAGAACATCACCGGTCATTTTATAATCAAGTTTTTTCATGATATGGCCCTTACGATCTCGTCAAGTTCATCGCAAAATATATTGATTTCATTTTCAAGGATTTCAAGAAACTTTTCATCACGGTAGAATCTTTTGATTACCGGTTTCATGCCGGGGCAATATGAAACAAGATCCCACCATTCAAATCCAGTAGCAAGCAGACAGCCCATAACTTGCCTGTGGTGTTCCGCGCCTGTCCAGCCTTTATGAAGTCTTTCAGCCTGAACATTCGGTGCGGCTGACTTTGCCTCGAAACCACCTTTAAGATCGATCATAATTCCATCTGGAGAAACTCCGAATCTTCTTATTTCGTCTTTATAAATAAAAGCCACGGTTTCAACGTTGCAATCTTTTATAAATTCGTATGTTTCTCTAATCTCCTGTTCCATCTCATGACCACGGTCGAAAACGTCCCCATGCCATCCCTTGTAAACCTGACCTGTGATACGCTCACCTGCAAGGCGATAAAGATAAGCTTGACGGCTTTTTGAATGCTTGCCATCTGCCGTGATGATATCTCCAAACTTTGAAGCTGTGGGGATTCCAAGACGGAGTTGGTCCCATTCTGGCTTTCCCTGTTCGATGTCTCGGATGATGATCATTTCTTCATCCCTTCTATTTTGGCTAAAAGCGCTTTTTTGCCTTTTTCGTAGTTATTAGTTGTTATATCTTCAATATTTTCAACCCCCATATATCCCAAAAATTTAGATTCATTCGATGCAGATTCAAGAATAAGATCTGTCAATTCAGAGACTTGTTTTAAACTTATTTTTTCTATGGGGTCGTTTGTAAGATCAGATGTGTTATTGTATTTTGATCCATCGAATGCGCCTAAATATATATCGGCGGCCACTCCTATAGATTTCATGGCAACAGACAGAGCATCTGTAAGGGCCATCTTGTATGATTCATCGTTGTTATGTAGACCATTTTTTTCTTTGACTATAAGCATTGATCCACCCGTCCCTGGTATGGCGTCACTCCATTTTGAATCATGCTTAAAATACAACGAAATGTTAACAAAAGCGAACACGTTCCCGTCTGAACCTTGCTCTATCCATTGTTTATCAATAGTATATTTCCAACCAACGCCACATGGCCCAAATTGGTTTGTCATGGCCTGGATTCGCCATTGTGGTTTTATATCGGTCATACCTTTCAGTCGCCCTGCTTGAATTTGTTTGGCGCATGTAGGGGGGACTTGTTTTAGATTCTCCCATATTTTCATATTATCGTGCATAGTCAAATTCCTCCTTTAAAATTTCGATCCATTTTTCATGTTGTTTTTCCCAGAAATCATAACTCTCGATGGAATTGAAATATCCGAACATTTCAGCCGTAGACCACGGGAAAAAATAAAATAATCTTTCAGGCATGGTTTTTATTTTCTTCCCATGCCATTTCATGGTATTAAATCTATAAAGATAAAAAATTCCATTGTCTTTTAAGAATTTAATAAACCGTTTTTTAATCTGAGCGTTTTTGTCCATGTCGGATCTCCTTTAAAAAGTACAATATCAAAACGGTTTTAAATGTCAATCACAAAAAGTTTGTTTTGTGAAAAAATTATTGTGTTGACTTTTTCGCCCTGTGTGATAAATTGATTTGAAATAAAAAGGAGGGATTATGGAAAAAGAATATGTGAGCCCGTTAAAAAGCATCAGGAAACATTGCGTTCAATGTGTAGGGTCTTGGAAAGATGTTGAATCATGCGGAGGTGAAAACTCATGCCCTCTTTATGATTACAGATTTGGAAAGAATCCGTTTAGGGTAAAACGAGTTCTTTCAGATGATCAAAAACGTGAAATGGCCGAAAGGCTTTCAAAATCGCGTGAACCAAAATGAACTTACCAAAAGAATTTAAACCCGGTTATGATGAACCTGGAATAGACGGTCTATACGGATGTCTCGTATACATCATTGATGTCCCGGGCCATCACAAAGTTTCACGGAAATACACAGTCAAAAAAGGCTGGGATTTAATAGGTCTTGAAAACGTTATAGCATGGAGGGAAAAATAATGGATGATTGCAAGCCATACAGCCTAACAGTAGAAACTTTTATATCCGTTCTAAAATCGAATGAAATAAAAATCGAAGGCGGTGTCATTCATGATTTTTTGAAAAAATGTCATTGTGTGTTCTATGATGATATGTATTTAATTATATTAAATTGGTTTGGAACTGATATTTGGATTGGTGGTAAATATGATGACTGGTGTGATATTTACCCATTGGAAGAGTTGGATTTTGTTGTTTTTAAAAATGATCTGTATTACATAGAAGAATGCCAAGAACAGGAGATTGAAAAATGACAACAGGATACATGCCACTTGATATGGCACAAGAAAGTGTTGGTGCATTTCCCGAAATTTGCAGATCATGCAAAAGCCGGGCGACATGCACCGTTCATCATTGTGAAGGTTATGAAAAAGAGGATAAATTCAGTGATTTTATTGACAATCTTGAGATGGAACTTGACCCCAATAAATCAAAGTGACTTGTCTTGAAATGCTTCATATCCAGCGTATTTAACGGCATCGTAATATCCCTTTGCTATTTTTAACCGGATATATTTCAAGGGCCAGAACTTTGACTCATACTCAATGATCTTTCTCATATTCTCAAGAAATCGTCGGTCAGCGTTCTTCTTATCTTCGAACGTCTGACCGACGAAATAATCAAAATCATGGATCTGACAAGCCACTGTGATTCGAACTCCAAGAATTGAATCTGGTACAATTTTATCCCCGATTCCCTTCGGCCCGCAGGAATTTATGATCATTCCAAGAGTTGCGTCATCAAAAAAATACAATCCATTGTTTAATTCAAGATTGTATTTTTCTGACGATTCTTTTATTAATTTTGAAATATTCATTTTGCAAGCTCAAAAATATGCGGCATGAAACACATACTCGCAGTCAAACACGCATGGCAAATGTTATCGAATGGTTTCATTATGTGAAGCCTCATGGGGTTGTAGGCGCGTTATTCTGCGCCGTTATAGTCCATTGACCCGTTTTTATACACTCAAGAGTAATACAATCGTACTGCGCGGATAACGTGATGGACGTTCCGATCCCGTTAATGGTATGCCCAAATGAGTTTAGCACTCGTATGGTGTATGTTGCATTCGTTCTATAAAAAGTGTACTTAAGCCCAACCTGCGCCGACGGGAGGTATAGTAGGACATTGGCCGTTGCCGAGTCATTTGTAAAAGTGAATCCGTTATCGTTTAGTGTTAAATTGTATGTTGCGCTTTTATTCACGTTTTTCGGGCTATCAATACTAACGGTTCCCGTAAAAGCGGAATAGTCCGTGCTCCCGTATTCCACAGCGTTTACAAGATAGTCCGGATTGATACCTTTTATCTTATTCCTATAGCCGGCTTGAATATAAACAATAGGGTATGGCACTGTCGCATACGGAGCTACGCCCAAGGCCGACGATATGAGTGATACCGGTCCTATGCTATTGTCGTTGCTTTTTCCGAGTGTTCCGGATAAAAGCCTAACAGCCTGACATCCTGTCTGAATTGTATGATCTGGGACGTACATATTAATTCTATCGAAGACATTATTGATCCCTATACCATTAAAGCCATAAGTATCGGCGTTCTTCGCTTCAATATAAATACCCTCAATGGTAGATTTAGTCATATAACTGCCGTCATTGGCAAGATTAACGCCGTGGCTTTGACCATAGCAGTCTTCGACGTGTGCATAAATCAATACGGTTTTGGTCCCGTCCACAATAGGTATATCGCCCACATAAACGCGCTTTACAGTTAGATCATCAATCTGGACAGGGTTGTCACTACTCATCTTGATAACGGAAAGTGTTGTTGAAGAAAGCCCCCAGATATCGTGAATGCTGATAAGGCCCGGATTTGCGCCAGACCCCATCAATGTATTTTGAATGTGCACGACCGAATTGAAAGCCCCAACGCCAGGTCCACCAACAGTGGATAAAAAGGCGAACTCGTGACCCCAGTGATGATTACCTGTCAACAAGATGCAGTCGTTGATAAAGCCGCGAAATATGACATTGAGGATTCGTTTCCTGGTGTTGTTTAACGGCCATGGGCCGGATGTGAGCTCAAAACATGCATCAATCTCAGAAGCGGCATACATCGTTGCGCCTCTAAAGTCGATGATTTGCTGCTTTCGATACAGAGTTGTATTATCCAACGGAGGTAATATTATTTTTTCGCCTATGTTGTAAGTCTTTGTTGGCCCGCCACCGATAACATTCATTTTAGTGTTAACAGCCGCCTGTATCTGAACATGGTCGTCAATACCGTCACAACCAAACATTTCCGGCGTTACAAAACCGTTTAACTGCCTAACCCATCTTCCAGTTGCAACACCCGTTACGGCTATCGTAACACCGTTATCGTCTGCTGCTGTCGATGTTGAGTCCCATACAACCATTCCATGGCCGCCATCTCCAATTGATGTATGATATGTTAGATATCTTGCATCGCCATCAAAATCAGCCATTGTGGTTCTAAGGGCATCGACTCCGAGAACTGGCTTTGCAAATGCCTCAATTAATGCCCTTTTTTGACTAAATGTCCCGCTTGAAAGAATATCCAAATCAGCATCATACGGCTGGCCTCCGAGATTAGAAAGAGCTTCACTCGCTGTTTTTGCATTTGTGCCACCAAGGTTTATGTCAATTGCTTTATTCCCGTCTGTGTCAAGCTCAACGGCCATTTTTTACTCCTTATTTTAAAGTGCAACCTTTTATTGAAAAACCAGCGCCTCGGGTTGTATATTCTCCGGGGATGGTTCTTGTGATTGTTATTGAATCGCTTCCTGTTCTTGTCCCATCTGATCCTATAAAAATCAGAACGTTTTCCCCGAGAGAAAGATTCGCAAGACAAGTAAACGACTCAACCTGTTCGTCCCATGTTCCATCATTGGGCGTTACCGTCTGGCCAGAGCATGTCACACCTGAAATCGTTTGGCCTGTATCGGCTGTTGCGGTTCCCGTTATTATGAAAACTGATGCCGCTGTGGTCTGGCCCGATTCTGTGAGTATTTCGACAATCGGATTCGCGATTGACGGATCTCCACCAATCGTCACTGGATAACCATCAGACGGAATACCGTCCTCATCAACCACGAAGAAATAAACCGTGTCGCCGTTATTAAAACTTCCCTGGTTGAATGTCCCGGTTATGCCGGTATCAGACCATGTAATGGCTGGTTGTATTTCGCGGTGAGTGCAGTTCGCGAATACGGCGTGGTTGCCGATTTCTATACGTGATCTTGATCTGCTAATATAGATGTCATCATAATATATCTCTGCGTCCCTTATGCCAGCATAAGGAGAGCTGTCGCTATTCAAAAGATTCCCATAATAATGCCCAAGAAAAATATATCTATACAATTGGTTTTCGTTTGTTGAGTCATGTGTTATGATATTATAGTTTGAAACAATAACCTCTCCACTGGCACGGCCTACGCGCCGCCATTCAAAAACCCCATCATTAACACCGAGTGCGCTGCTTTTTTTATAATAAGCCTCCAATCTTTGCCACTCATTTAAGAGAAAACCATCTTTAACAACAGTACGTTTTGAAGATTGGTCCGTTATAGTATTTCGCATAACCATAACGCTTGTGTTGCCCCAACCCGTTGTGTCATAGTGCCAATTCTCTCCGTATATAGTTGTCTGAAAATCGTAACCCGGAGTGTCTTTAATTTTCCAATTTTTCCATTGAAATGTGTGAGCATCATCATTCTTTTGTATTTTTACCCACGCTGTCATGTAGGATTCAGTTACTTCCGTTGCCCCGTAATCAAAAACAAGGGCACGCGCGTATACATTATCATAAAAATCAAATAAAATTGATTTAGATCCACTATGTTTATCAGTGTCCGAATAAGTAGCCTTGTTATTGTAATAATTGTTCCATGATGTTTTCGTAAAAGGTTCACCTTCAACACCATCCTCTATGTTGTCTCCAAGCCATTCGCCCTCTGAATTGCTCCCAAAATCTGATCCGCTTATTGTGAAACTACCGCCAACAATGGACACTTCAGATATAGCGCCAAAACAAACCGAAGGGGCAAGTAGTATCAAGATGAGTATTTTTTTTATCATGTTTTACTCCATGTTTGTTTCGGCCCGAATTGCGTATATATCTCTATCTGGGTCGTTAGAAATAATGATTTGGTCATAGCTGCCGCCCTCTGGGGATGAAGGTAGAGATACTGCCGCCCCAACCGATACGGTGCCATTCTCAGTAGCGCCCGTCATGGCAGTATATTGTCCGATTTCAGAAAGAGATTGTGACACTCCATTAATCATTATTCTTACTCCTGTTACCCCATATGAAAACTCAACGTAATATGAGGTGGAGGGGGATATTCCAGCCGTAAAATATGCTTGGTACGTAACGCCATCCCCTTTCCACAAAACTTCTAATCCAGAATTTCCACGGTTCCGAAGCCGGACATAGTTAGTTGCATCATAGGCAGCTTCAAAATACGTGGCATCATCCGTTATTGTCGATCCTGTTGTAATCCATAAACCAACTCGTCCCCCATCACGGTCAAAAATTGCATCTGATGTGTTAGTCCATTGCACACGGTCATACGCCGACGACGTGTATTTTGCACTATACGACCCGGCCAGTTTTGGGCTTGTTTGGTATGTAAGAGTTGATGTCGTTGCTGTAAGTCCGGCAGGCTTATCAGCGGTTGACGAATTTTCAGCACCCCAGTAAAGAAGAATATCTGAATAATCCACGCCAGTCTGTGTGCTGTTGTTCGTAACACTCGCACTCGGTATAGAGGCAAGATCAACCCCATCGTCCGAAGATTCAAAGCCGTTTGTCGGCTGGGTGTATGAAACAGTCGGCGTGTCTGTTGACAAGATTGTCGATGCAAGATTGAAAACAATCGTGTCTGTTCCTGACCCACTTGCGTAGGTCATCGCGTTTGATGGATTGTTGAGCGTCCAGCCGCCAGATCCGCCAGCCCCAAATGAAACAGCCTCTGAAAATACGGCGGTTGCTGTATCACCACTTGATGGAATTGTTAGACTTGTTAGTGTCGGAACCGTCGGTGCTGGACTCATGCCAGCCCAAGTAACCGCAAATTTATCCCATGATCCGTTTTTGTGAGCATAAAAAAAACTTTCATCCCACGAATATTGACCATCTGTTCCCGGATCATCTGAATAGGTCGGCGGCGAGACATAGCCAGCGGCTCCAGAAACCCCAGATATAAGCTCTTGAATTTTCGATGATGAATAGGTGGTTGTTAAAGCCGATGAAGAGTCGTCGATTTCAAGGAAATCTTTTTCAACGCCATTTTCTGAATATTTTAATTGACCGGCTTCGTTGTATATTTCCACAAGGCCAGTGCCCGGTGTTTTTGATGTATTCTCTGGAAGGATTATTCCACGGTCGCCATCTGCCGCGCTTGATGTATATTCGGAAGCGCTTAAAGTAGTGAAATACCCGATGCCAGGAGTTGTTCCGCCTATTGTCCCTGGGGAGGCTGGATCAAAAACAGTGGGAAACCATGACTCATCTGTAAAAAGACCATCTCCGTCTGAATCAAAGTTGAACATATAATCACGGAATGAGTTTTTTGTGACAGCCGTATTGACTCCATCCCATGTTGACACATTGTATGCCGAATCTGGGAAAGCCCATGTCCCGGTTATTGTTTCAGATTCGTTCGCCTTTGTTATATCGGAGTCAGCATCTTCTTTTAATCCGAGAGCCGTTGAAATTGCGAGTGTTGTAGCATATTTAGTATTATCCGGCGTTGTTAGATCAGTAGCTTTGTTTGATGTGTTTTCAGGCGTATAACCTATATTCGCTTGTTTTTCTCCATCGAGTTCTGCTATTGCTCCTTGTACTGTTGTAGCCTCAATGTTTCCATCCGGTGTAAATGAAACAGCGTCAGCGGTTCCTGTCGGATTGACCCATTGGGTATCATAGTCCGTTTCGGTTTTTTTGGATAAAATTTGCCCCGTTGTGCCTCCGGCTGGAACTCCGATTCCATCCGCACCAGCCGGGCCGGTGTCCCCGGTATCGCCCTTCGGACCCTGTGGGCCGGTGTCCCCGGTGTCACCCTTCAACCCCTGAGGGCCGGTGTCCCCGGTGTCACCCTTCGGGCCTTGGGGGCCTGTGGCACCAGTTGGCCCAATAAGAGATATAGGGCCCGTCCCCGTCCAAGAACCGGATGTTTTCGGCCCATAGTATGCACTTGACACCGTATCAAGGTAATAATCGCCATCATTTCCTGTCGCGTCCGAAGGTGCGCCAGATCCGGATAGCCATGTATTTATAGACCCGCCAATTTCCCCAACAAGATCCTCAATGATATCGCCAAGAGAGAGCCTAAAATAAGCATTTGGGTTTGAAGAGCCAAGAGATCCGCCGAGAGATGGGCGATATACAGGAACTTGGTCTGTTGTTTGAGCATCTGTTCGAACAGTATTTGCCGTTCCAGAAAAGCAGATTGACGGAATCAATACTAACAAGATTAAAAGGGCTAATTTTCTCATGGATGTCCCTTAAATGTTAAATATAAAATCAATATTAAATTCATAGCCCGATGAAGCCGCATTGAGGCCGCGAATTGTCCCATCTGATTTCGTTATGTAAAAGTCATACCATTTTGTTATGTCGTTTCCAGCCGTTATTGATCCTGGAATAGGATGCAAATGTAAAAGGCTTGCACCATAAATAGGTCGATACCCTGACGGGAATGTAAAAAAAACGGACGATGTGGCAGATGCACCGTCAAGCCCCTGGATCTGGATTTGTACCGAAGTCCCATTGTTTATTTTTCGATACCGCGCATAATCGGCAACCCAACTATTTGAAAGTGTCATTGTTTGCCAAGATTCGTTTATGGCTGAGATCTCTTGGTCTATTTTTTGATCAAGATTCACAGGTGTAACTATTGTGTTTGTCCCGGTGCCGGTCAAAACTTCCGATAATGTGGCGAGTCTTGCTTTCCCTGCCAAGGACTCGGATGCCTGTAGCAAGGTAATCATGTCCCACCAAGGGCTCCCTGTTGTTACAGGATTGTTATTTGTGTTCGCGCCAAGAAGAGATCTGTATGTAAAGCCGTTATATCCAATGCAAAGGCCGCCTTGTTCATATGTAGTATTTGGACACCATGGCAGAACCCCATTGGATTCAAGTAAGGTTAAAATCGTTGTTATTCTGCGTAAAATCTCGTTGAATTTTGCTACGTCGGGAGTTGATTTGTATCCATAAGCATTAATAATGTCGGATTCCGACATATTACTTTTGGCATAAGTTTCGCCCTCTACGGGGGACGACGGGGCATTAGATGCACCTTCCGCCCAAATTCCACCAATTATTTCAGACCTGTCAGACATGATTTTTTCTCCTACCAGTAAACCGAACTGCCATCAAAAAGAGTGGAATCCCCACCAAATGTAACCGATTCATGATATCTTACAACTTCAGAGATTTGGTAACCTGCGGGCAATGGAATAAAATACCGTCTATCTGAGTCAATCCCATTTGTTGTATATCGTCCAATAAAATTTATTGTGTTATCATCGGTTGATTCCTCTACCCATATACGAACTGTCATTATATCAACAAGTTCAACGGATGATTCGATACCAAAAGATTTCCTTATAAACTCTTGTATTTCAGGAATAGATCCATATTTAATATGGTTACGGTATATTTTCCCTTCTATCAATCGTTTATAGTCAACGTCTCCAGCAAGATAATTCCCGGTTAAAGGTGCCGTTGAAACCCACATCGGAGCCTGATCAAAACCTTTTCCAGGGGTATCAAAAGCAAACCACGTATAAGCTCCGGCGTCGATAAGTTCGCGTTTCTGGCCTACAATTTTCCCGAGAACATCTACAATCCATCCTTCAGAACTATACAATGTTCTTTTCTTTATAACATCGTGTATTGTATCAAGTAAAAACTGAAATTCTGTAGCAAGTTTATTTATGAGATCAACGAAAACAGTCTTGTCTTTCCACTGGTTTAGAATGGTTCCGTGGGCTCGTGTGGCTAAATCTTCAGTGGTTATCTGGATTTCATTCATTAAGCCACCGTGATCAAGATATTATCAGCGTCAAAACTTGCTATTTCATCCCAATCTATCGTCGCTGTATTCCCCGTGGGAGAAACTGAAAGGCCGACAAAAACGCTATTTACCTTCATGCCTTGCACTGTGTTTATGGGGATATACAATTCATTCGCATAAACTGTTTGGCCCGGGGTGTAACCGTCTTGATCATAAAGACTCGATATTCCAAGGCCTGCGGCACCAGATGAAGTATAAAGAAGAATGGCTTCTTTGATTTGATCCGGTCCATCTGTGGGCCAAATACTAAGATTTATTATCTCAATCTCTATTTCGACATACACAGGAACTTCCGTGGGCCTGGAGAATTTTATATCGTGAGAAAGACCAAGATTATCATAGATTGTGACCGTGGTGGACCCATAGTAACTGTACATTGACGAACGATTGAAAATTGTTTCGGCTATTTCGTCATCATCACCACCCTGGATAACAATGCCGTATTGTTTCGCGGCTATCCCCCGTGAGTCGGTTGTCATGTCTGAATTGATATAAGCCGATACGAATGTCACCCCATCAAGTGCCGATAATCCAGAGTGCATACTTTCAACAAGGGAAGATGACGGAAGTGCCGTACTCACCGCACGTCTTGCCCTTAGTTCTGTGTCTGTTTCTTCAAGAGATCCGGCCACAGATGCAAGAGCATTTGTTACGGTATCCCAACCCGAAACAGGTGTTAGGATTGAAACAACTTCACCAGCCCCGGCGGTTTCGGTTCCATATTCTGTTCTCGTTGCGATTTCAGTAGCATTCCCTGAACCATCAAATGTAAATCCAGGAAGTTCGAAAACAATCGTTCCGGCAAGGTTCGAAATTTGTTTCCCTGCGGCAATTGCAAGGCCGGGAGTCCCGGTCATCGTAACCGCTACAGTTCCATAAGTTCCGGCTGTTCTTTCGAGCCCATTTAGCTGTACCAGCCCCGTTAATGCCGCGCCTGTCGCCTTATCTGGGTCGAATTGGTTGTTTGCAATCTGGAGATTTTCCCATATCGTGGAAAGCGAATCGGAAAAAGCATTGATGATATTTACAATGGGATCGTTTTCGTCTGAAAGGTCTGGAGTTAAATATTCTCCGCTAACAGGATCGGTAACTGTTGAAAGAGAATCGGCCATGTCTTGAAGAATATCGGCCAATCTTTTGAGAACAAACCCGCTATCTGTTATTCCATAATCAGCCATCTATTCCCCTATTAATTGGCCCGATATATTCGTTGTTACGGTAGACGTGATATAATCACCGTCTTGAACTTCTGCTGTAAGCGCAACGGTTGTTCGCCCATTCGATGTATTCGTATTTAACCCGATAACAGATATAACCCCAGGGACATCAAGGGCTATTTTTCTAAAAATCAATTCAGCGTTTTTTGTATTCCTTGACCCTAAAATTGATTGATACCAGGGGACGCCATTGGTATAATTTAAAAAATATTCATCATATTCATGGAGCAGTGCGGTTTTAAGCCTCTGGGCGACCTCGTCCTTTTTGGAAACAATTTCGAATTTACCATCTTTTATGGTCAAATCATCATTTGTGACTTTCCATGTAAACGCCATATTTATTCCATCAACGGCGTGGGGACGCTTGTGGTTGACCCTGTTTCGCTATGGGTGTGTGAATTATAAGCTGTTCTTATATCTGCCATTGTCCCAACCATATCGGCCATATTTCCAGTCGCTGTGATATCCCCCGTAACTGTTACCGTTCCGTTGTTTGCGACCGTTACAACCGTTGTACTATTCGTGATTGTAATTGCGTCCGAAGTCAAGGAGATTTTAACACCACCTGTCGTATTTCGCAACTCCATAGCTGTTTCAGAGTAATTCGGCAAGACAACCGGCAAAGGAAAAGGAGAAAAAAGAGCGAAAGCGTCAGTTAAATCATGATGCCGTGACCCTTCTTCATCATTTGGGATTTGAAACCCACCTTTATCATGCCAGTTATCAATTGCCCTCTGAGAAAAGCACAAAAGG